TTATAGTGACGCCGACTTGGTGCCGTTGGTTATCACGCGGCCATAGTAACCCTCGGTCACTACGCCATTGACTTTACGCTTGAGCAGCGTCTTTTTGATGTTTAATTGCAGTTTGCTCATTTGCTAATAATTTTGAAGTTATTTGCTAATAATTTATAAATTGTTTGCTAATAACCGCGCGGTGCTTCCTCTGCGGTGATGGACTGACTTGCGTTGAAGGCTTCGTTGCCGTGGTTCGGGGCTGGTCTGTGTTATTTTCTCATTGTCTGTACCCTGTGCGGAAGGATTTGTTTTAAGCCGCACCTGTCGGGGTTAAAGTGTTATAGTTAGAACGGTTAGGGGGTGGGAGTGTAGGATATGTCGGGGATGGTGAATTGTCCTGTGCCTGCGTTCGGATAGAAGACCACGTTCACCAAGTCCAACATACCGTTGCCCTGCGTCGGATGCTTGTATGGGATGAGCCTTATTAAATCATCGCCTTCCACATACGCAAATCTATTCGTTGCTTTTCCGTAGCGACCTGCCCAATAAATTTGCAGATTGCTGCTATCATTGCCGTAGTTCTTAGGAGCAGAGCGAGTATCGCCATTGACCGATATAATTGTCTTTCCATATTCAACTATGGCATCATTCGTCTCGCTATATGAGCCGTTACTGGTATACGAGCCAGTGTCATAGGTGTACAAGATGTGGTCTGTCCATTGCATAATACAAGAGCGACCTGTTGATCCTATGAAGTCCGATTCCTCATATACAAGGCTACAACGCATCGTGTACTTATTGACGGAGTTGATAGCAAAGCCAGATACGATGATATAACTTGCTCCATCTCCGACGAGCCACCTTACCGGCATCGTCACTCCTTGCGGCTCCAGTCCGAGGCTGCATACCATCATCGGGTCTTCGTTGATGAACCCAGCCAGCGCAGTAGCCTTGGCCTTCCCTGCTTGACCTTGCGCAGCGATGCCGTTCAGGTATTCATTCGTTGCCGCAATCACCGCCGTACCATCCGCACCAAACGCATCCATAATGGCTTGTATAGCCGAGCCATTCAGCCAAAACGAACCAACGAACATCAGATTACTGCCGAGCGATGCAGCGGTGATGCGGTATCTGCCGAAGCCTGCCGCCGTGAGATATTTCGCACCCTTACCGATCATACCGTCACCTCCTCGCCTCCGATATACATGATGCTGTCATACACCGTGTGCTGCGTGGCCGCCTCGTCACCCGGCCATTGTTGCGTCACAAGCCGCTCATGCTCGGTCTCACCCGTTCCCGGCTGCCGTGCAAACGCATTGACGATGCCCTCCACGTTGTCCTGCGTGCCGACATTGCGGATGGTGAAACTGTCCGCAATCTGCTGTGCCTGCTGGATGGGTTCGAGGATTTTGACGTTGATGTACTCTATCAGCCACGTCGTCTTGACCTTGAACAAAAAGTTGTCAAATAGTTTTCTTACTGAATCTGTCATATCTCTTTGATTTTAATTGTTACTCGCCTGCGCCGCCTTCGGAACCGCTACCCGAACCGCTGCCGGAACCACTGCCACTGCCGCTGCCGGAACCGCCGTGTATGATGGCTCTCGTGTCCGCCGTGATCGTGGCTGCTTGCTGTGGGGTGATATAGCCCATGTTCACGGCCACATACTCCAGATAGTCGTACACATCGTCCTCGTCCATGAGTCCGACGGGTTCGACCACCTCCTCACCGCCATCCTCTGTCACGACCTTGACCGTCTCGCCATCGGAGACCAGGCCGAAGAAGGAGGCAAGGTTCTGTGCGTTTTCATCAGACGCACTTGCTTCTCCCATATCTACCTTGATGGTCAGTTTGTCGGTGCTCACTATCTCCCGGACTGTGTTCGCCAACACGATCGTCACTTTCTCCGTCGAGCTGTTGTACGAGATAGACGAGACGTTCTCCTTGCTACCCGTGCTCACCAGCGGCAGGTCCACCAAACCTGCGGAGTACTGCGTCTCGTTGAAGATAAGGCGCAGATTCTCGATGGTCATGTTCTGCAGGTCCTTGGCATTGTTCAGTACGACCTGTCTGCCGCTTGCCGTATAATCTGTGTAAACTCTTTCCATATCGTTGCTGTTTATAGGCCTGCCAACGCAAGACCTTTGATTTTCTTTAACTCATCCTTCACCTCCGCATTGATCAGGTTCTGCGACTTCTGCATGGCGGTGTCGGTCACTTGGTCGGCGGTGTGCATGTGCGGCGTGGTCGTAATCAGCTCCACCACCTTCGCCCAGTCCACCGCGTTAGAAACAACAATACCGTAGCACACGATATGTGTCTCTACGGTCTGTTCGGCGCAGCGTAGCGTGATGCCGATCTCGTTGCTCTTTATCTCTATCTTGCTACTCATGGCTGCTGGGATTTACGATACAACTTCCGGTTCCTCTGCTGCGGGTTCGCTGTTGATGGCGAGCATGTTCGTTTCCTCGACCTCGACGAGCGGGTTCGGGTTGTCGGCGATGAAGGTCTTATCTGACGCAAACAGCTCCATATAGTACTTGCCGACCTCCATGTTCGCTGTGCCGTTCTTGACGCTCGGATCAGGAACGGTCTTATCGTTGTCGGTCTTTGTGCCGTGCGGCCATGTGAACCGCAGTACGCCGGTGGCGGGAGCGGTCGGACCGTTTGCCACGTAGCGTTTGTCGAGCGTCCGGCTGTAGATGGCCGCTACGTAATGCGCACCGCTTGCCAAGGTCGGTAACATGTTCTCTGTAACGTCGAGCGTCGCATCGAAACCTTTCTTGATTCTTAGTATATCCATCGTTTCTAATTTTGAGGTAGTTTGACATCCTTTTTCTAAAAACGCTGCAAAGTTACAAAAATTTGTTTGAATATCAAACACTTTTAGCGTTTTTTTTCGATTTTTCTTGATTTTGTGCGAAAAAAGCAGTAACTTTGCGCAAACTTTGCGCATTATGAACACCGATAACGCTATTTCGCTCGGGAACCTGATGTACGCCAAAGAGTACGGCAAGGTCATCGTCGAGGGGCAGAAAATGCTCCGCGAAAACCCGCAGGATGCAGGTGTGCATGTGTCCTTGATGGATGCTTTCTATAAACTGCGTGAGGTCAATCCGTCTTACTTCGACCTATCTACAGAACATGCCCGGCTTGCGATCCTCTACGGACACGATACCGGCTATGCCCACGAACGGCTCATGAAGAATCTCATGGCTTCCAAGCAGTACCACAAGGCGATGCAGCTGTGCAGTCTCATCATGCGGCAGGTTTTCTCCTTTGTCCGGCATGGCTGCGGCGATACCGCCTATTTCGGCAAGCAGAGCCTGAAAGCGATGAAGATGCTCGATAAGGCGACCGACACCGATGCCGATGTGCTGTTCACCGAGAAGCAGATCAGTAGTATCATCCGGCAGACGCAGAAGCGCATCGAACGCGAAGCCGAGGTGCAGAGGATGTGGGAGCGTGTCGAGCGTGCCTGGGAAGCAGGACGCGACGCTGAATATGACCGGCTGCTGAAACAATACCATAAACTCCAAGAATCTCTATGAAACGGATCATCTTCATCATGGCTGCGGCTATGAGCCTCGTTGCCTGCAATCAGAACGAACCGACACGCGGTGACGAGACACAAAAAAACCAACCGGCTAATCCATATACTTGGTCGCCAGTTGGTCATAAGTACGTCAGCACGGACGAAGACCCTGTCTATGGTCACTATGGCAACGAGATAACCTTTCTTTCAAAAGACTCGTTCTTATGGAAGCGAGAGGGCGACGTAAAAGTCGTTCCTTACAAACTCCAATACCCAACTATATACGTGTGGGAGAACTTATCTCCATGGCTCAAATTCGTCGATACGCTTACAATAACAAAGTACGCTTCTATGGCAGACGAGTCTTCAAAATACGAACTCGTCTATTAGCCATTGCTCACTCGTAGTATTCCGTCTGATAGCGCATACAGTCTGCCCGCTACATGGGGATCGGAAGACACAGTTACTCCTTCAATAAGAACCCCACTATTCGATATTTTCAGTCTGTAGTCGCCTACTTGACAGTCGAGACCTATTCCGTCTTTGTAATACAGGTAACTCTTATCACCTTGGAACGTAAACAAACCGCCGTTTGCTAACATCGTCTGCTTTGCCGCCGTGTTATATGTGTAGTCTCCAGTAGCCGCATATCGGTTGTCAAAGTTGAACGTGAAAGCATGTCTGTCTGTGTTTCTAAAATTAAACATGAAACGCACTTGCACCTCTATAGTGTGAGTTCCAGACGTTTGTGCTGTTATAGTCTTTGCCGTATCGAGACTACCGCTACTAAGCGTAGTTCCATCAGGGTTCTTTACAACATATAGGATAGACTGCGATATGCTATCTATATCCTGATAACTCGTTTGATACTGATACAAAGAACCGGTCAGTTTGATTGTACCACCTCGTGCAAGATAGTGAGTCTTCGTTATCTTATCGCCAAACAATGTGTAACTTCCGACCTCATCAAGCGTATCAACATGAACGGTATGTTCATCGTCATCGAAATAGATAGTACCTGTTACGACCTGATTTAGCAGAGCACTAATATCAGGAAGCGTCTTCGGCGTCATTCGAATAGCAACAGTACCATCAGGAAGTATGCAACTAACACCCTCGTCGTCGTCCATCTTGACAACTCCATACGGTGTCTTAACTTTAGCGTTATCGTACTCGATATAGAACACGCCAATCTTTCCAGTACCATCCTTCTTAATCAACGTGGTGATTGGACCGGAGCCGTCGTCATAATCAGGATCGTTAGACGACTCTATTGCTTTGTGATAATCTCCACCACCCCAAATCAATACTTTCTCCGGGTTCTGCGATGTTCCTTGCAGACCACTCATACCTGCTGTAACGTGACCTTGCTCGTTCTTGAGCATCAGCACGTTCAGCATGACGAGACCACCATTTATATCTGTAGTACCTTTGATAGCATTCGACAGGTGCTCCATATAGTTATTGTACGACGTGGACTTTACACCTTTCTGGAGTTGCATGTTACTTGCCTTTGCGCTTCCTTGGCAGTATTGAAGCATGTTTGTTCCGTCACAAACAATCTTAAGACAGAAATAACATGAAGCATTCGTCGTAATCAACACGTCCCTTACTGACGCTCTATTACTTGACGTTCCTGCAGGAATTAGAACAGCAGCAACTTCCTGTCCGCTACTATTGAAAGCTGCTATATACAATCTCACATCAGCATGATAGTCTGTTACATCAGTAAACACATCATTTGCAGAGAAAACATATTTGCCAGCAGGATAGTACGTGTGCTGTCTCGATGCACCCGAACCTGAGTAATACGTCAATTCTTCATAGTACGAATCAACATTACCTTCTTCACATGTAAGTTGGTTGTCGTAATACTCTTTCACATACAAGATATTTTCGCCGCCTATCTCACGTGTATCTATGACATCCGACACAGCATTGAGCAATGCTATCTCGGCATCGTAGTATGTTCTCCAAAGAGCCGCAAAACCGTCTCTCGTATATGCAAGATAGTTCGTTCCTGATGGTCTCGTAGGCTGCGTGCCATCACTATTCATCAGATACGTATCAATGTGCATGTTCGTATCAGTCCATACTGGTGTCGCTTCCGGATTATAACCGATAATCACCTTCATGGCGTTCTCAAGGGCCGCGTAAGCAGTATTGATATTCGTTATCTCTGTGCCAGACGTAACTCCATAGTCAGACGCTTGCTTCTTAGCCTCATAATACGAACCAGTCTTCGGTGAAGTAGAACCGCCAAGCATATTATCACCGGCGATTTCCTGCCACTCTTTCTTGATAGTGGCCTTCTCTGTACCTCCGCTTATAATACCATCGTCCGCAATGCTGTTTGCCTTTTCAAGCGCGTCTGAGGCGTTTTCTTGTGCTTCGGCTATATCTCCATCCATAGACGTGATTTTCGTTGCCAGATTGGTCTCGGTGCCGCTGCTGCTGATGAACGTGATGTTACCGATAATCTGCGCACCGCGCTTGGCGATGATGCGAGGGGGATTGGAACTCATGTCGATAATCAGCTGACGAGTCGGGTCCTGCAGTTGCTCCGTCGTGATAGTGCCGCCGGCGATCTGCGTGAAACCGTTGCTCCTGTTGAACACACGAAGACTCGTGTTACCATCCAGAAACTCCGAACTCAAGATACCAAGCAGCAGATAAGCCTCGTCGTTCTTTCCGTCTTTCTTATCGGCCCATAGTTCCATCGATACCTGCCCGGTACTGCTATTGATGACCGCATACAGATAATACGGCGTATTGCGATAGGTGTCGGTAGCCGATTTGTCGATGGCGTTGCCGTTATGGTCTGCCTTGAGCGTTGTTTCGCTCAACAGCGAGTAGTGTCCTTCCCAAGCGTCCTTGATATACGGCTCCTGCGTATGCTGCAACTCGCCTGCCGTTATCTTCAAGCCGTCGAAGTGCATGATACCGTCCGAGCCTGTCGCTTTCAGGCACTCGATACCCATCGTGAACGTGAACTGGTTACGCTCTACCCCGACCACCATCATCTCTGCCACTACCGTTTCCAGCATCTCCTTCATCTCCATAGCGTCACGGAAAGCACGCCTTGACAGACTGCGTGCCGTTTGGTCGATGCCGACGATATCGCTCGTCTGGTCGGCTATGGCTCCTTTCATCACCGAGATAGCGCCCTGCACCCGAGACGAGCACAGACGAAAATCGACGTTATTCGGCTTCGACAGCGGATGGCTGTAGTTAGTCACACGGCTTATGAACTCCAGCGGTTGCCCCTGGTTATCCTGACCGAACAGGTCGGACTTGACGAAGATACGCTGGCCGAGGAACAGGCTATGGTTCTTAAAATACACCTCATTACCCTTACACTTGACCTCCGGACGCGTAGAGAGGATGCTGACGATCTCGTCGTATGCCTTCTGCGCCAATTCGTTCTGTGCGTCCTCTACGTAGAACGCAGGCATATCCATATTGAAGATGGCGAACATATCACCCTCGTAGCCGGTGGTGCTGTCGAACTTACCGCGAGGGATGAGGTTGCCGTATGGCACCTGCGGACTGTCGTTATTGTCGCCTTCCGGATTGATTTCGAAGCACGCCACCCAATGACCGTTATCCGGATCAACCTCGTATGCGCTGCCGTTCCATGTCATTTTGGCAGTCTTGTTTGCCACCTCAAACTCGCGTCCGTTGAGGTAGCCGGTCTCAAAATGCAGCGAGAGCGTCTGACCGTATGCAATGTCAATAGGGAACAGTTTCTTCGTCGGGTCTGCCTGCATAGCGTCTATCTCCGCGTTGGTGAGGTCCACGAACTGACCGTTGCGCTCTACCGTCGGAATAGCATAGACCGTGTAAATCTGCGTATCGACACCCCGTTGCGTAACGTGAGTGACACGGAAATGACCACGCGGATAGATATCGTCGTATTTCTCGATGGTCTCTTCTCCAGTCGTTACTCCGGGCACATAGACCGCACCGTTCTCGTCCACATAGAGCGGTTCAAGGTCACCGTCCTCGTTCTTAACCGCATAAGCGTGCTGATAGGTCGTACCGTCGATGGTGCAAGAGTGGTCGTACTCAAGCCGCAGCCGTTTGCCGAACGACACGAACATATCGTTGGCAATAGCCTGACCGCGTTTGATGTTACGCTCCGAGCCGAACGGCGTGATACGCTGAACGACACCGCTCCACTCGTTAGAGAACGTACATTCGTCCAGACCACCGCTGACCGTCGGATGCAGTTTGTCAAACGGATTGCTCGGAGAGGTCTTATCCGTCACATGCAGGTCGCCGGACAATATCTCGCACTTGGCGAAGTGCAGAATCATCTTCGTGATGCCGTTCTGCGTGTCGCCTACCTGCTCAAACCAATAGTCGATCTCGTATTCGTTGGCGATAGCGTCCAGCACCTGACTTATCTTCTGTCCGGAATAACTGAACGCCTTGCTTTCGCTGTTTATATTGATTTCCGCGTTGACCAACTCCACCTTGCTCAACATGTCGGCAAAGACACCCTCGTAGCGTCCTGCAGTCTCGATGATGGAGTCTTTGATTATCGTCGCAATATCGGCGAGGTTGCCCACCACGTCGATATCCGGTTCGTTCCATGTCTCGCCATCGACAACGACCTTGCGGTATGCCTGCGGCTTGCTCAACATATTGTCGAACGAGACGAACTTCATATTGTACTCGTAGTAACTGTTGCCTTTCGGTACCGGTCGGTACGTCTCTTTGAGGAAAAACAACTGCCCGTCGTACTCGATGAACGAGAAAGCAGGGATGGCGATACTCTGCCCTGCCTTGAAGCATATCTTCACGCAGTTCTCTCCGCGCAGGGTTGCGCTGCGTTGGCTGCTGTTATCGACAGGGAACGTGCCGACGGTTACAAGCGTGCTGCCGAGAACGGAAGCGTTGCTATAGACGGTTATTTGGCTGATAGGTGCTGTCATATTACGGTTGCGTTATGGTCGGATCAGGCTCCAGGAACTTAATCACAAGAGTAGCCTTGCCACCCAGTCCGAAATTCTTATACTTATCGAAGTTGATGAACTTGAGCCGGAAAGTCTTTCCTATAACCGGCACATAAAGCTCGTTAATGCCGCTTGGCGTGCCCCCAGAATCGATTCCGTTCACGAGGATGGTGCGGAGGTTGTCTAACTCCCTTTGAAGGTCTATAAGCGAAGCTGTGACGATTTTGAACGTCAGCAGCAGTTCACGTTTATCGACCTTTGCCATGTCCGCAGTCGTGACGATCATCACACCGTTGATGCTGTCGTTCTCGTTCGTAACGACTTTCTTCTGCGGTGCCGGGGTCATCAGTTTATCCAAGTTGCCGTTCAGCGATGTCAGGTGATAGTGGGCAAGGTCATACCCATTTAGTCTCATTTGCAGTCTCATAGCGTCTCTTTTTGATGATGGATGTTTTGTCGCGGTACAGCACGAAGATGTCTGCATCGCCTTTCAGTTTAACGAATACGACCGCCTGCCCTTGGACGATCAGGTCCAACTTGGACGTGTCCTGCAGCATGACATAGTGCTTGACCGGACGCTTGTATATCGCCGTGCCGGAACACGTACCGTAGCAAAGGATGGTGTCGAAGTCATCGTCTGACTCAACCACCATTTCATCGAGGTAGATATGTTCCTCATGCAGCGTCTCTTTGTCCTTGGCGAACCATTTGCGTACCCATTCCACATCCGGGAACGGACGGTACGTATTATATGCCATATACTTACGGAGCACGTCAGCGAACGCATGGAAGTCATGCGCCGCCTCGATGTCCGTCATACTCTCCTCGCAGAGCAAGGGTCGATACTGATTGACGAAATCAGCTTTTATCGTCTCGAATATCTCCTGTGTCATTCCCGTAACGAATTAGTGTTATCCTCGATAGCACGCAGTCGGCGGTTGGTGTCGGCCAGCGTGGATGTATTCTCGGTTATCTTGCGCAGTTCGTCCAATTGGTTCAGCGCGATTTCGTTGGCAAGCGTGAACTGCGTCATCATCTGATTGAGCGTGGATGTCTTGATAGCATCATTGATACCCAACTGCTCCATGATGGTCATCATTGCCTGCGTTGCCGTGACTACGTTGGCACCCTCTATCTGGAGAGCGGTGAAGCGTGCAGAGAGCGTGTCCGCTTGGTCCTGCGTCATGGCATCGAAGCCGCCCGAACTGGTCTCTACATCTCCGTCGCCTAACAGACCGCGTTCGCTCATGGCGTTGTAGTACTGCTCGGCTATCTGCTTGGATTGAGCGGCTTTTGCATCCATTTCAGCCATGATAGCGTCCATCTCGGAGGTGGTCAGGTCACCATCCTCGGTCATGGCTTTGATACGATCCCACGTGTCTTTGAACAGGTTTTCGAGGGCGATAGACAGACCCTTCTTCATCATGTTCTTTTGCAGGTCGTTCATGACGCTGTCGAATACGCCATTGATGCCATCCATGCCCTGCTCGAAGCCTTCGATGTATTGGTCGGCCAGATTCTCCGCAAACGAACTGAGGTCGGTAGTGAGGAGGTCTTGCGCCATCTCATCAAACATCTCCTGTTGCTCGTCCTTGAACTCCTCCAGAGCGTCCAACTGCTCCTCGTACTGTTTCTTCGCGTCTTTGGCTTTGTCGCTGTCCTCGCCGTATTTCTCGGCTTGGCGTTGATATAGCGCACGAGCATCGGCTACCGTCTTTTCCTGCGCCGAGATGAGGTTATAATAATTCTTCGCCGCTTTCGACATGCCTTTGTAGTAAGCAGTACCGGCTTCACGCTCGAAAGCCTTATTCAGGGCCTCTTGCTCCCGCTTGAGCGCTTCCACACGCTCGATATCCTCGTCGATAGCGTCCTGCATCTGCTGCGCTTCGTTGAACTGCATAACCACGTTCACGATTGCCTGAATAATCTGCAAGGCAGCAGAGATGACCGCAAGGATGACGGATGCCGTCTCGACTGTACGTATAGCCGTAGCCGCAGCAGTCGATGTGCCGGTGATGGCAGCAGACGTACCCGTAGAGACAGCTGCTTCCTCCGTCTGAATAGCAGTACCCGTAGAGCCTACGCTGGTGAACAGAGTAAGGATAGCCGGGATCATCGTCTTCAATCCGGAGAGAGCGTTGCCTGCTGCATCGGAGATACCTTCGATGGCTTGCATGGCTTTCTTGCCTTTCTTGGAGAGCGCACCGCCGAACGTAGCCGATATGGTCTTGGCAGACTGGTTCAGAGACGCGAAGCCGTTGATGAGGTGGTCGCTGGTCGTATCAAACTGCTGCATGCGTTTCTGCTGCGCCGTGAGTGACTGCGATGCCGCTTCGTTGGCTTTGGCTTGCACATCCGACTGCATCTGCGTGAGCACTTGCCGCTCCGCTATCAGTTGGTTCATCTCCTGCTCTATCTCCAAACGTCGCTCCGGTGTGATGTCCTCCATCTGACCTGTTTCCTCATTCAGTTCCTGACCGGTTTCGAGTGTCGTTTTATCTGCGCTTATCTGCATGTTCAGTTCCTCCAACTCGCCATTCAGTTCATCAAGGACTTGCTGGTAGAGTGTAACGATCTCTTCCGTGGTCTTTGCCGCTACGTTGACCGTGATGTCGTTTATCTGCTGAATCAACTGACCTATATCGCCTTCTGCATCGACAATACCGTTATCCTGACCGTTCTTGGCCATCTGCTGATCCAAGATACTCTTTGCCAAGTCGCGTTCCTGTGCAGCCGCAGTAGGGAGTGCCGCCGTGTGCATATCGACATCCTCACGGATATTGTACTTGGCACGGATGTTCTCAAGCGTATTTTCGTAGTCGGATGTGAGTTGCGTAGCAGTCTTCATATACGACTCAAGGTCGGATATTTGCTGATTCAAATCTTCCTGACCGCGTTGGCCCGCTTTCTGTGCTTGCTGTAGAGTAAGGATGTTAGCGTAGTGCTCTTCTATCTGACGCAGTTGAGTAACGGTCTCTGCATCGATGCCGAGTATGTCAGCCAGTTCCGCATCGCTCTTGCCCTTATTCTGCGTGTAGGCTTCAAGGCTTTCGAGACTGCCGCCTAACTTGCTCTTGATTTCGTCATCTGCTTTCTCGCGGTTCTCGGATTTCATACGATTGTCTTCCGCGGTACGAATAGCAACCTTAGCCGCATTGCGTTCGGCTGCTGTAGTGGCATTCTCCAAGTCACGTTGCAAGGCTTCCATCTCGATATCCATCTGTAGGTGGATGGTCTCGCGCTCATGGTTACGTTTCCACTCGTTCCATTGCCGATCCAAGTCCTTCATGTCGAGTTCGAACTGCAACTTGGCATTTGACAGTTTCTTATCGAGCGTGCCGGAGCCACGACCATTATGGGTGCGCTTATACTCCTTCTCCTCGGCTTGGATTTCTTGGATGGTGAGTTCGTATGCAGCTTTACGCGAAGCACGTTGCTCCTTTATCTGGCTGTTCTGTATCTTCGTTTCCTCACGAGCCAGTTTCTCGATCTGCTTCATGCGCTCCTCTGCCATTTGTACCGAATCAGACCACGATTTGCCGGTCTGGTTCTGGTATTTCTTAGTAGCAGATGTATAATTGGATTGCGCTTTCTCAAGAGCCTGTCTGTTCTCATCGGAAGCGTTCTTGGCATATTGTGCACGAGCTTTCGCTACTGCTTTTTCTGCTTCGATGATTTCATTTCGCGTAGCAGCTACATTCTTTGTCTTATCTTCCGTCTCGTTGGCTATCTGTACATTGATTTGGATTTCCTTATCATCTATGCTTGCTATCTTTGATTTTAACTCCTCAACCTTGGCTTCCGCCTCTTTCTTATCGACCTTAGCCTTGTGATTCCACCATCTCGGATTGCCGATTTCCTCTAACTTCTTTTGCGCCTCTTCAAGTTCACCATTAAGAGATTCCCTTAACGGCTTCAAATTCTCCTCAAAATCGAGTTGCTTTGCCTCTAACGATAAATTTTTCCATTCCGCATCAGCCATTATCTGCTGGATTTCTTTTAGCGCAGACTCTTGCATTATAAGATACTCATTGGCTTCCTCCAGACTCTTATAGTCCCAGTACGTTGCTCCCTGACCGCCATATTGGACGCTTGCATTCATCGCGTCAATATAAGCCTGCGTCCTTGCCACTTCCTCTTGTGCTTTCTCTACACTTTGGACTGCAAGGTCGAGTTTTGTCTGATCTGCGAACTTGTTCATAAACTGATCCACCTCGTCACGTGAAGCAGCCGCAAGCGCATCAGCAGTACCATAGAACTCCGCGAGCTTCTGCCCGGCAGAGTTCATGATTTTCTGCGTTTCTTCGTCATAGGCATTTCCCTCGTCATCCTTAAACTCTGTCTTACCTTCTCTTAGACTGCGGAAAGCAGCGGTTTTCTGCTGATCCGTTGCGTTATTATTCTGTAGCGTGCTGACGTTCTCGCTATTCACGCTATTCACTTGGTCCATCAATTTCTTCTGACGTTCCATCTCCTCGTTATGGCGGCGTGTAGCCTTTTCTGCGGCACTTTCAGCCGTGCATAGTTTGTAGATACCATAGCAGAGAGCAGCGATGGCTACAGCGGCTAATACATATGGATTAGCAAGCATCGAGAGACCGGTGGCTTCCATCACGGCACCGAGAGCAGCCTGGGCGCGTGTCAGTAACTTTGTCTGCGTCGTATTGACTGCCTTGCCTACAGAGTCCATTCCTTGCCTTGCCGCATCCGCTTGGGCTGCAAGACCCTCTGCGTTCTTGGCTGCTGCTTCGGCACGTTCAGCGACTGCCTGACGGCGTGTCTGTGCCTCGTTGGCTCTACGTGTGGCTATCTCAAGGTTCTCTTGAGCAATAGTCCTCTTCTTCTCCAAAGCACTACGTTGCTCGGCTGTGGCTTCTGCACCGAGACCGGCTATCTTCTTTTCGATAGCAGCCAATTCCTCCTCGTAATACTGCTTTGCGTTGGCAGCATTGTCGATTGCCTTTAGTTCAAGTGCAGCCTGTGCCGCATCCGCTTGAGCCAACTGTGCCTTTAATGCGAGTTCATTTACCTGCTGTGCTGCAAGTTCACGAAGACTGGCTATTTCGGCTGCTTGTGCTTCCGTCAGATTGCCCTTTGCTACTGCTACCTGCAGATCTGCATCACGTGCTGCTGTTCCGGCTTGTATCTGCTGTTCCAGCATCTCGATTTCTACCTTATAGGCTTCCTGCGTGGCTTTCGTGACGCTTTGCAGTTCCTGTGCCTCTAATTGGTAGTTTATCTTCTGCCGTGCAGCCTTGATACCCTCGATGGTGGCGAAAGCGGCTTTATACGATCCATAAGCGACTACAGCACCGCCTATGGCTTTTGCAACCTCCCTCCAATTCTCGATAAGTTTGTTTGCAGCGTCAATTCCGTCCTTTACAGGGCCTTGAACGGACTTACCCATATCATTCATCATCAGAGCAAAATTATCGCGTACACCGGCGATACTGTCCGAGAGGTTTTTGCCACGTTCTTTCATCATGCCAAAAAATTGACCGCCCTCGTCCGTAAGATGATGGATTACTTTCTGGAGGTCTTCAAATGTCAACGTGATTCCGTCATAGTCCGAACGGCTCTTTCCTTCCAATTCAGCAAGCACCGACTTGACATCGACACCCATAGCAGAAAAACTTGCTATCATATTGGAATCCATCGAGCCAGTTGCCTTCACCTTATTGAATCGTGCGACTAAATCATCGAGGCTTCCTCCTGTACCGGAAGCGATTTCAGATAGACGATCTATCGTATCTCCGACATCCTTTGCGTCCGTCTTGAACGCAAGCAGTTGTGCTGCCGCTTTTGTGATGTCCCGGAACTCAAACGTGTTATTCCACGCTCTACCCTCCAGCTCTTCCATCAGTTTAGCAGCCTCATCTTCACTCTTCAAAAATACTTTCAGTCTCGCCTCCGTATCTTGGAACTCCGAACGGACGTTGACCAATTCCTTAGCGAAAGACTGCAAGCCCTTTACTCCGAAGCCTATGCCGGTCATAGACGCAACGAAATTCTTGGTCATTCCCAAGAACTCGTCTATCTTCATTCCCGCCTTATCCGCTTCGTCCGTGATGCCCTGAATAGCAATACGCGACTGGTTCGCCGCGTTTACCAAGCCTGACGGGTTGCCTGTGAAATCAAAATGTAGTCCACTCATACGTGATTTTTCTTTTTATTATGTGCAATCTGCGCACTTTGTCCTATAAATTCGACTATCCTCGACCCTCTCTTCTTCCCCTACTTATTGAACATCTCTCTGATACTCTGCCAGTTAGCAGGATCGTCCGCGTCAATGACCTCTCTTTCGTTCGATACGCCCATCTTCTCCATCTCCTCTTTGGTCATCGTGACGCTGCTGATACTATCGGCCATCATCATGCTCAAGTTGATTTCGGAAACGCCCCAAATCACATAGCCGACCTGCCATCCGTAACGCTGACATGCAAAGTCAATCAGCCTGCCATACAGACTGCGACCACCGAAGACGAGACCGCCTTTCTTCGACAACTCTTCATGCACTTGGCTCTTCGTCTCGCGTTCCTTATCCATGCCGTAATACAACTGCATCTTGTGCGGCCACGTGTTCCATGATGTGACATACGAAAAGAGTGTCAGCAGATCGGAGTCATCCACCTCTTTGTCGAGTTCCTGGATGCGCTTCTCCACATACTCCTCATAGATGGCATCAGAGCGACGCTTGAACGTGTGATAAGCAATAAGCCGCAGCACGTCCATGCGTTGATTACGAAGCACGCGAAGCATCTCCATCGTGCTGTTTACCTCCATGAACTTTTTATCTATCTGGAGAGACCGCATAATAGGGTCTGTGAGCATCTTGATTCCGATGGAAGGTGGATATATATAATAGAATTGCCCATCCGACGTTTTCGCCGTTATGGGCCTTTCCAATAGCGCATCTGTCGTAAGTCTTTCGGCTTCTTCCGCGCTGATTTTCTCTTCTTCTATTTCTTGATTCTGCTCTGACATTGTTTCGGGATGCTTTTGGGAGTAGGTGCAGGGCTCGAACCTGCGACCCGTGGATTCCAATCAAGTTCACCACCCGCTCTACCATCTGAGCTAACCTACTCGGTATTGATTATCGCTGTTCTTGCGTGCGAACACTCTACGATTCGGAGGCAAATTACTGCGTGCCAATTCCTGATTCGTAATCTGACTATCGATCGCCACATGGTTACGTCTGCATAATCGGAAGACCGGCATCTTCAAGTCAAACACTTGGTTGCGCACCTCTGCTGGCATAGCCTGATAGAGTTCGTAACTCGTTCCGGAAGCAGTCGCAATCGTCTCGATGGAATAATCCACGTAAACGAAGACCGCTACCATCGTTTGAGCATCAGCCTGCACAAGCAGTACCTGGTCGCTCATCGGCTTGCCTACGTCAGTAGGTGGAGCCGCATACATAGCGAGGGCGAAGAGTGCTCCTAACGCTACAAATAAAAACTTCTTCATTTTGATGGTGATTTAGTTTTCGTGCTGTCTTTAGCCGCAGCACGTTCGGCGTTCAAAACAGACGGAGTTTCCCCCGCCTGTTCTGAATAACGACTTACGCTGCACCGGCTTGCGATACAGGAATCTTGACGGTCTCGCCGTTGGCAACGATGGTCACGGTGCCTTGACGAGCACTCGTGTTGGAGTTGTCAGCAGCTGCGACGGTTACGGTCGTACCGGTGTAGGTCACGGTCAACCAAGAGCGGTTACCGTTCGCGCTCGTGATGGCAGTTGCGCCGGAGATAGCGATGGTCTGCGATGCCGCGCTGGATGCGCCGAACGACAACGAGGTCGGGCTTGCAGATACGGTTCTCGAAGCGACTGTCTCTTCCTCACAGGTTACACCCGTGATAACGCCGTTCTCGCGAGTAACGGTGATCTTACCGATCTTAACCTTGTGCGAACCATCCTCCGGCTCAAGTGCAGTTGTTTTGTAGGTACGCTTGATACCTTCCGCACATGTGTAACCGGGAGTGGCGTGCATCGAGCCTTTGTCGATAAGCACACCCGGAGCAAGCGGGTTCTGCGGGATGATGGCGATACGGTGATGGTGCTCGATGACACCATCGTTGTCTGCCACGATGAGGTGACGATCCTTAGCCGCACGAATCTCGAACGACAGCGTCGCTTTGTTCTTTGCGTGCATCTCGTCCTCAACTTCACCGCCCTCGCACTCTGCCGTCTGGGTTTCACCTTCCTCCGGTTCGAGGTTGGTACTGTCCTTTACAGGATTCGGGGTTTGCAGCCAAGGAGCACCCGGCTCTTCTGCATCCTGAATCAAAATGGTGGGTTTACCCCAAGATAATTTTCCCATAACTTTACAGATTTATTTGGTTATACAAAACTTTGTTGTTCACGAAGTGTGTGTGAGTAGCCTCGTCAGCCAAAACACGCTGCTCATCGATGTCCACAAGGAACGTCTCTCCGCACATCGATAGGTACTTATACATGATTTGGCAGATAGGACGAATACGGTTGCGATCCTCGTAATAGGTCGTTACATCTCCGGCTCTTTCCGTCGCTTCGACATTCTTCAAATCGTTGACGAATACGTTCACGTTTACGAACGCTTCCTGAATATCATCCAGATTGCCGCCGTTGGCGAGAACCGAGATTACGATATTCTCCACACCCTCTTGCCGCGTTTCCTTGACCAGAGAGGTCGAAGCAAAACCGTAAGCCGACATTTCAGACCAGAAGTCCGCATTGTCGCGCAGGTAATTGTACACGTCATCTACGATATCGATGTCACTTTTCATAGACTTAACTTATCAATACGTTTTTGTATCTTGGCTTTCGTCATCTCCATACGCTTGCCTATCACACTCCTTGCGTAGAGTTCTGCGGATGCAAGCACATCCTTGTTTTCCAGAGCCTCTACCTCGTCGGCATAGTTCATACCGGCTACAACGACGAGTGCGTAGGTGTCAGCGTATTGCTTGGCGAGGCTTTCCAACAGTTGTTTTCCTTCATTCGGGCCTTTCTTGCCCTTTTTGACTATCTTGAACGTGGATTCGATTTCCTTGCGTCCGTGGTCGTAAACGCCGTAACCGATAGAGGAGCGCAGGTTACCTGTTCGGTCAATCCAACTTTCTTTCTGGTCGCGTTCTCGTACCTTCTTGATACATTCCTCTCCCAGATAGGCGAAAGTGTTTCTCAATTCCTCACAGGCGATATCGACAACCGCTTTGAAATAGGCATCGATGACACTCGTATCTGCACTAACTTTTACACCCATATGACAGTCTTCAACTGGTGGTGCTTGAAACCTTTGATGCTGCCCTCGAAGATTTGTACGTCGTCCCTTGTGAAGATTTTCATGCGCTGGCCGATATAGAGTTCGGGAGTACCATGGGCACAATGAACACTATAACTGTACGCAATCAACTTCCCGTCCTGCGTCTTTATGGTGTTAGGCGAACCCGCTTCCACGATATCGCACGGAACAGCATCCGAAACGGACTCTTGCGAATCCTCTTGAACCGGATCACCGTTCGCGTTGATTGTCACTTTGGCAGGCTTGCCATAGACCTTATACTTGTACGTTCTGAACTCCAGGACTGCCATACTTATTTCCTCCAAGGACATCCGAAAGTAACTGTCGGAACATCAATCGATTTCTCTTCCTCTCCGATGGAGATGTACAGGCTATTCACTTTCTTCAAAATCGCGTTCCTATCTCCAAGGCTGACCGATAAGCCAGCCTCAGAGACGTTGGGCGCTTCGATAAGCGAGAAGAGACAATCAGCCTTTGCGCCGATGAATCCTTTCGACCTTAATATCTCGGCTGTGATTTCGTCTTCCGGACGCAAGTCCCTTTTGAGGAGTTGGTTATCCACGAAGCCTGCTTTCAGCGGATAGTGAATCTCATCTATCAACGCTTGCCTAACTGTTCTTCCTGCCATATCGAATTATGATTTTGAATTACACTTCACTTTCTTTACCGCTTACGCTGCCGTAGGAGCCTCTTGGCTTACTGCGATCTCGGACGATTTCTCACCAGCGGTTACCACTACACTACCGGTACGCTTTGCAGCGCTTTCACCAGTATTAGCCGCAGCTACAACGGAAACGACACCGTTAGCAATGGTTACGGTCAACCAATCGTCCTCAGACGTAGCGGTAACCTCACCGGTTGCGTTGGTCTTTACGTTTACGGTCTGCGTTGCTCCGGCTGCTGCGAAACTCAAGGTCTCCTTATCCAGTTTCGGATAGTACACACACTTGGTTTCAAGAGCCTTCTTCAACGCCAACTGCTTCTTCTGGTTCAGCGTGTTGATAGCCTCGATAACTTCGGCATCGGTCTTGGCAAGGGTCAGACCCAAACCAAACTCGTTTGCCTGAGCGATTACGTCGCTCTTATCGTACTTGTTACCGAATACCGTGATTACGCTATCGGTACCCTTCTCGTCACGATCATCGTCGTCAAGCGGCTGATGGATGGTAGAATCGAGGATGTAGATTTCGTCCACGTTCTCGATAACCGGCAGTACGAGAGCCTGCGAAGCCGTGTACTGGCTCATCGGGTTCGTCTCTCCGAAAGCGGAGATGAGTTTGTACTGGTCGATCAGCTGATACTCTACACCGGGAACCGGGTGGTTCTTCTCTGCGAGGTCGCCCCATACGAGAGCACCAACCTGCATAGCGGTGTGGAAGATGATACGGTCGTTAGCGAACGGCTTGTACGATTTAGCACGGCCGTTTTTCTCCATATCAACCTTGCGGTCGATGATGTTGAGTTGCAGACCGCCGAACTCGTCTGCAAACGCCTCAAGGAACGCCTTACGAGACGGAACAGGCAGAGTGCTTTCGTTCGTGAAGACTACGCGGTTAGCGTTAGCAACGAGTTCACGTGCCCAACGCTCTGCGCGCAGTTTGCGGAAGGTAGCCTCCGACAGAGAAGCGTAGCCCGGTGCGTTACCATCTGCATCCGCGAAATCAAGAACGCGCTCGATATCCTCGCGAGAGATGTGGTCTTTCTCGATTACGCCGAACGTGTTGCGGTCGAAGTAACCGAAGTTGATACGCAAACCTGCGCCTACGTTATTCAGGTCCTCAGAGAGAACATAGCCGCGAGAGAACGCATACAAGAAGTTGTACTCATTCTTCTCGTCGATACCTACAGAGCAGAAATCAACATCATCGTACAGACGATTGAGGACTTCGGCCAGAGGTGCGTGACGCTCGATGAGCGTATCGATCTCGTCGATATCGCTCTCCTTGAGCTGACGGAGCATACCGATCTTCGGCAGACGACCATCGCTGAACGAAATCGGCTGACGGCTCTTGATCGGGAGCGGCGAGTTCATAGCCACAATATCAGCGGCTACATAACGTGTGTTGACAGCGGAACTCTCCCAACGTTTGTCGGTAGAGTGAACCGTACGAAGCATTTGCTTATGCAGATAGGTAGGAGGGGTCTTCTTACCATTCTTCTTCTCACGAATCGCGGTGAACGACGGGAAGAGTTGCTGCAAATACTCGGCATAAATAGATGCTACTTGCATGATTTACTCCTTTCTTTGATTAGTCGTGCATGTACACGAGTTGCGGAAGAGCCGAAGCCATCGCCGACTTGATGTTATCTACCGGGAACGGAGATGCAACGTCGTTGACTTCGCCAGCATACATGATACCCACAATCGGTTGCTCTTTGGTTGCCGATTGCATACATACACCTGCGTAGGTGTGATTAGACGGAAGACTCGCGTACGCGTTGCCCGCCTCATTCAACGGCATCGGTTTGAACTCGTTATTCACGGTGTCCTTGATGATGACATGACCCGCGTGGATCACATCATGAGGAAAACCGTCCATGTTCAGAGTGGTGCCGCCAATAATGCCAGAGAGATAACGGCGAATGACAACGGAATCCAATCCATTGCCCATCACCTTACGCTCGTGGCTTAATACAGCTTGTTTACCCATGACTGTTTTCGATTTTTAGACCATATCCCCCATCTGGTCGATTACACTTTGGTCCAACTTCTTCGGTTCGTCTTTGTGATCTACGGCAGGGGGATTGCCCAGATTGTCAAGACCATGGTTAGCAAGATCTTGCTTGTAACCATCAACCTCAGTTTTGACGGATGCGAGATACTCATCGAAGTCCGCATCATCCTTGAAGGTCATGCGGTCGAAGTTTTTCAGGAAGTTCTCTCCAAAGCGACCGGTGTCTTTCACAAGCTCCTGCAGGCGTTCCTTACGACCCGTACTTACCCGCTGGTTTCTGAGTTCGCCGTTCTCTTTTTCGAGAGCCTCAATCTTGGTCTGCAAGGCTTTCGCCCAAGCAGGCATCTCGTCCGTCTGTTCTCCTGCACCCGGTTTCTTCTTGCTCGGGTCGTCAGCACCTTGGCCTTCCTCTCCGGGCTTTTTCGGTTCGGTTACAGGGTGAGCCTTCTTGTACGCAGCGATAGCACGACTGGACGCACTTTGGCTCGATTTGAGGATAGGAATTGCGACTTTGTCAACAATGTCATTGATGGCAGCATCACGTTCCGCTTCCTCGGTTTCTTCGGTAACAGTCAGATTGCCGGCGCATACGGCTGCGACACTCTGTAGTTCGCCTTCGTTGAAACCCAAGTCCTTGGCCTTGGTTTTCAGCACTTTTAGAATCAGTTCTACTAAATTCATACTTTTAACTTTGTTTGATATTCAAACACTATTCGGGCGTAGTGCCAGAGCAGTATTCTTCAAAATTTAATGGTTTCTGTTTGAATTACAAACACCATCCGGATATAGTGATTTGGGATGGTCATTTCAAAATTCGCTGCAAAGTTACAAAAAAATGTTTGAATACCAAACACTTTTGCAATTTTTTTTCAAATTTTCTTCATTTTTTCATAAAAATAGATAGGATGGCACACTTTTGCCACCCTATCCCCATTAAAAAATCGAGTTATCTGCCTGCGCTGTCACAGCGTGAGGTTTTGTATGTTTCTCTACTTTTCTGCGCTTATATTGGCAGAGAAGATGTCAAAATCGGCATTTACGAGCAGCCCCGTGAAAAGCGCATTGGCTTCGTCAAGTTCCTTGCGTGTATAGCCGATATAATCAAAGATGCTATCTTTCCAGTAGATATGCGGCTTGCATAGTGCCTCGGATGCACGGAACATAGCAAGTGCCTGGCTCGTCATCAGGACGAAAGTCACGACATCGTTCTTGCAATACGCCTTGTGTCCGGATAGCAGTCCTATCTTGTACAGATCACAGAATCCCATCGTTTGCACGATCATCTGCGAACTCTCCGGCAGCGATATGACCGGCTCAATAGACGCGAACGTCTTGAAGCCCATCGCGTGCAGTCGCTTCATTGCCTCGATACGCTCGGCGTTGGTGCTTGCACCCGGCTCCAGTTCGTCATGTCCGGTCAGCGTGAAGCCGAACGCCAGTTTGTCGCGGTACGCGTCTTGCGACCACCAGTCAGGGAGTTCGTCGATGAAGTCGGCACGCTTCGTGAGAATCTGACAGGGAACGCCGTACGACAACGCTATCTCCACGGCTTGGATGGTGAGGGTGCGTGTGTCGGCCAGCATCGGATCAGAGGTGAACGTAAAGAACAGTCCATGCGGACGTATCTCGTCCAGATGCTTGTACAACTCGGCTTCGAAGGTCTGACGGGCGTGTGCCTCGTCCTTGAAGCATTTCTTGAGAGCGGCTACCGGTGCGCCCATAGCGTGACCAAGGATGCCGCGTTTGCAATAGCAGTAGGTGCAGTCGTTCGAGCAGCCGACATAGAAATTGACTGCATACTTGGCATACTCTCCTGCCTTTCCTTTCGGCGAATATATCGCCTTTCCATTGATTTTACTCATAACTATAATCGGTTTAATTCGTTAATCTCCTCCACATTCTATTTCCGGATTATCGAAGATGTTTCCCAATACCTCGCACTCTTCATCGAGGAGCGGAAGCCACTCTTCTTCTACATACTCTCTCTCTTTGAAATTGACGTAGCCGAACGCTCCCATTCGGAAACTGATGACCTTCGGCTTGCAGTTGCCAACCGGCCGCAGCACCTCGTGTTTGTTCTTGCCACGTCCTTCTTCCATTCGGTAAACTCTCTGTACGATGTCGCCCTCGTATATCTCTTTACCGTGGATATCGAGCAAGCCCGTGAACTGGCCGACAGTACAATTTTCCTCTATGTCTAACGGTAGCCACAGATTATCGTTCTGCATTATCAAAATCGGCACCTCTGCATCCATATTTCTGACTGCTACCACTCCGTAGTACCATTTACCGCGATGTCTACCTCTGAACTTGATCTGTCTCATAGCGCTCATTTCTTTATCAGTTCTGGATTATCATAGATATTGCCGATAACCTCTATTTCGCAGTCATCGTCATAGCATGGCGAAAGGTACGATATGTGCGTACAATCATAATCCTGGCCGCACACATCTACTTCGTAGCTACCGTCGGTACTCACCTGTGTAGTATAGTCATACTCTCCATTATATGCCACTACGCGCAGGATATCGCCCTCATATATTTCTCGACCATTCTTATCATGTAGTCCGACGAATTGGCCTACAGAATCAGGCTCTACATTCATTCCGATTGTACGACGATTTTCGGCAGATACGTCTATCTGGATAACAGGCTCGCCTTGGACGTGCGCAAGATCGCCGTACATCCACTTCTTTGTTCTTTTCAGTTTTCCTCTGAACTTAATTACTCTATTCATGGCTTTTTCTGTTTTAGGATTTCACAATTACCACTCTCTATCATCGCGTCTCTATCTCCGACGCATAATCCGTGGTGATTTATCGGGCATCTTTGTACCAAGCAGACTTTCATAATACTACCTCCGTTTCCATTTCTAACAGGTCTCGCAAGATATGCCGAAACTTGTACACATAGTTACATGTTGCGATGCAGATATGCCCTCCAGCGTACCGAATAGCAAAGTACCAGTCATCGTTCTCTTTCACAAAGCAGAACTTCCGGCAATCCGGTCGCCAATAGATGTCGCTGTATTCAGGGTCTTTCTTAAACCCATTCACCTCCAGTATCTCCGGCGTGAGCGGGATGGGTGTTATCTCTGCACCTGCAAACTCACTTGTGCCTTCCACATAGATGCCGTTTATGCTATTAGTCAAATCCGTGACCCTTTTGGGTGTTCTTTCAAATACGGGTTCTGTGCCCGTATCATCCACTTGCACCTTGGCATACACCCAGTCGCCAAGCATCATTTCTGTTGCGTTCATACTTCTTCCTCCTTCTTTGATTTGGGTTGTAGATACGATATCAGGGGACCGCAGAAGCCGAAGCGGAGTTTCGACATCTCGCAGTCATAATAATGTTGACAAAATGCGCAGCTCATCGTGCTCTCCTTTCTTTAGCGGGTTCGGGGTTCAGGCGGTTCTTGATCCACCGGCAGAGCGTCCAGATGCCCATCACGATAAAGTGCATGACGATGATGTACGTTGCTATGCCGGCCAGCCCTATCACTATAAACCATATCGGGTGCATACTCTTATCTCTTATATATGTTACCCATGTTAGCGTGGCAGTCGCCCTCTACGTTTCCGCAAGTGATAGTGCCCATGTTCGCATGCACATCTCCTTGAACGTCACCACCTATACTCACATCACCATTGTTGGCTTTGACGCGCTTTACGTTACCTGTGACCTCGATCTTCTGGCAGTAGTCAACCTCCAGACGTTCTATGTCACCTTGGATGGTGATGTTTATCACTTTCTCGTCCTCTACGTCGAGTTCGCTCAACGGCTTGCCGTCAACGGTTATTTTGCCTCCGTCGATAGTCACAGTACCACCGCTGATAATTGTAGTTCCTACGTTTGCTTTGCCGTTCACTACGATTGTACGGCCATTCTTATTGATGATTAAGCTCATACTTATTCCTCCTTATCCAAGTTGATGTCACGCTCTTCCTGTTCGAGCAGCAGTTGTCGGCAACGCTCCTCGTAGCGTCTTTTGGCTGCTTCGATGTCCTCTTTGTTGTCGATGGCGGGTTTGTTCAATGACGCGAATACTGCTGCGAGTATCACGACTCCGATGACTACGTATTTCATTTCAGTACCTCCTCTACTTCTTTGGGATGGATGAGGTTCAGCGCACCGCCATTGCAAGCGCAGAACCGAATCTCGATCTTACCGGGCTGTTTCTTCTTCTCTCGGATGACCACCTTTTCTGCGTTTACCGCATCTGCTACTTGCCAGATCATGCGGTACGGTGCCTCGACATGTGGGCTGTTATCACCGAGTGCTTTACTTAATACTGCGACTACTTCGTCTGTAGTCATTGCATTGAATTTCGCTTGCAAGTCAAGCGCGAGTTTCAGTAACTCCTTTCTACGTTTCTCGTCCATGATATATCCTTTCAGTCAATTATTTCATACGTATAAGCATACACCAGGGGATTGCTCTCAAAGTACCCGCGACGGTTCAAGCGGTCGATCAGGTCTTTGTATGCGCGGTACGGCGTTTTGAACAGATGAGGCGTACCATGATACTGGAATCTTGATACCTCCTCCATCTGCGACGTTATCACATCGTTGCGGAGATAAATACCTTCCTTCAAGCAGTCCTCATCCGATATACCTGCCAGGCCCTCAACCTTGATGCCGGTCATCTTGATATGACGCTGCATCAATTCGGCTTTGACATACATCTTGTTACTCCATCCTTCCGAATGATGGAGAGACAAATTTCCGTCCTCCGTCAGATATCCGTTTTCAACCAACTGGCTATACCGCTGCGCCACGGCTACTATCTCGCCGACCTTATACGGAGCATGGTCGAGGATGTATTTCTCATAGGCTTTTTCGTCGTCTATGTGATGGCTCTGGTATGCCAGCGCATCCTTCATTGTTTTATCCGGTACTGCGCGCCGTGTCATCGTTTTGGTTCCGTCGAACGTGGCTTGCTGCAAGCCGAAGCGTTCGTTAAACATGATCTTCTGCATATTACTCTCCTTTCCTTTCTTCGAGGTTATCAATATCAACGACAGATGACATAATGTCGATCATGCAGCATGTCGTACCGCACATCTCATACGGTCCGCTTGTGATGACTGCTGCTTTTCTCTCGCTACCGCCCAGAATCGGGTAGTACCATACTTTCTTTCCGATTTCAATCTTGATCTTCTTCATACTCATGCGGTTATTGATTTGCGATATTGTTTGTCATCCATCATCTGCTGCATCTTCCAAATCTTCTTCAATCTCTCGGTATCAACATTGTCCGTGTGGTTCTCGACATCCGAAGCCGGATAGATGGAGTGCTTGCCGAAATAGGCGTTCGTGAAGTTCTCGATCATCTCCTTGTACTCACGTTCCATGTTCGCCTTGTGGAAAGCGTACATGTCCGACATCTCTGCGTATTGCAGTTTTGTCAGTTTGGCGAGGAGCGCGTAACTGTTGCCCTTCTCCTGATAGCAGGGCGGTTGCCACGTATTAAGCACCACACCGAGACATTGCCGCCACAGTTGTTTCTCTCGGGCCGTCTTGACAGTCCACTTGTACATCTTCTCTTGATTGTCGTTCAGAATCTCGTCGAGTGACAGACCGTAACGATTGACGATGGCTTCGATTGCCATCCGAGCGTTCTGCGCCTCGCCACCTTCTCCTTGCTCTGCGAGCTTCTGGAGTTTCAGGATGCGCGAAACCAGGCTTTCATACTTCTCTTTTTCCATAACTCTTATCTTTAATGGTTAAACATGATCTTCTTCATGGCTTACATATTTAGGATGGCACGGATGTCAACTAATTTCGTCCGATATTCGGCTGCTTCCGAAGCGTACCGATTAACGTCCTTCTGGAGTGCCTGAATCTGCTTATCTTGGCTCTCGATGCGCTTGCCCAGTTCCTCGACTACTTTGACGCGTGTGTCTTCCATTGCGAGGAACATACGATACAACCCACCGTTGCGCTTCCACCGCTTGCAGAACGTCTCTTTATCAACGTCATCGCCTGCTGCCATGTACTCCGGATGGATTACTTTTTCGAAATAGATTGCGTTTGGACGGATACCCGTCAGCTTTTCAAACTCTTGAATTGTCATAACTCTTAATGTTTTAATGGTTTTCTTAATTTTATGTAAAGGTACAAAAATTTTACGATATGACCAAATTTTTCGGGTATAAAACGCTGAAAAAGTGATATTTGCAATGCGTCCTTGCCAAATTATATTTTGCTACTATATTATTTCAGTTTTGGCATGAAATTTGTCAAGTGGGAAGCGTTATTATAGTAACGTACCATGCGTTATTAGAGTAACGTACCATGCGTCATTAGAGTAACGTACCATGCGTCATTATAATAACGCCCCTACCGTCTTCCAATGAACGCTTCCAAGTCCTCCAACGGTATCGACTCGTCATGCGGATAGAAAGAGTTAGCCAGCGCATCAAAATAGTCGGTCGATCGACCAAGCCGTTTGATGATGTCCTCTTTCTTCTCGATGGCGATGGAGCCGCTGGATGTGAAGTGCCACTTGATTTCCGTCGCCTCCTCCATCAGTTCGTCGCACTCCGGCAGGGCAGGCTCGAAGCCGTTCTTGGGATCAAGCCAGTCGCGCACCGCCCAGTACAGATAGGCTTTCATGTTCGCGAACTCGTACTGCTCTGTCATGTCCGTCAGTCCTTTGGCACTCTCCGAGAACTTGCACGAGTAGGCGTTTCGGTTGCCTTTCTCCAGCAGCCGCGAGTACACGCCTGCACCCTCTCCGATGGTATCGATGAACGCTTTCGATTTCTCGTAGCCGAGGTACTGCGATATCATCCCGACCACGTGCATGTGGTCTGCCTTGCCTGCGGATTGATGGGTGTCGAACTCGTCCACGAAGTTGCCGTATCTGGGGCAAAGGATGCTGCTGTCTCGGCCCATACCCGCCACATCGACACCCAAGCGGCACATCTTGATATGCTCGAAGCCTTCCTGCGATTTGAGCTGCTTCCATCGTTCGTTGGCACGCTCGACCCACTCCTGCGGGATCAGCGCATCCTTGCTCACTCTGGGGAACTTGCCCAGCACCTTGATGCGGAAGGTGTCGTTCGGGCGGTACCATTGCCCTTCCCACTCGAAGTCACCCTCGTCCTCGTTGATGTCCGTCATGCGTATCTTGCTGCACCAGTTCTCGACCTTATCCTTGACCCACTCGTAATCGACTTGGCCCGGATAGACGATCTCCTTGGCTTTGACGTTGGCGGCGTTGAGCGAGTTCAGCCGGAACTTCTTGAAACGCGAGGACTTCATCGCCTTGGCAGCGTAGCCGGTGGTCGTATTCGGGTTGAAGACGATCAGCAGACGCGAGTTGCCCTGCAGGTTACCCTCGATGGCTTCGAAAGTCTTTTCCGAGATACCCGATGCCTCCGTGACCACGAACATGACGTTCGCCGCGTGGAAACCAGACCATGCCTCGACGTTATCATCGCCTGCCTTGAAGCCTGTCAGGAACCACTCTTCCCACTCGGTGCGGATGTCGTGCGCCACCAGTCGGCCGGGGAGTATCTTCGCCGCCTTGAACAGACGCGTGAACTCCGGCACCATGATGTTGCCCACCTGACGATCGGTCGGAGCCGTAAGCGCTACCTTCGTGTTGGCAGTCATCTTACCGTGCTCGTCAAACTCCGGTGTGAGGTAGAGAAAACAGATAGCCGCCACCGCAGCCACGAAATCCTTGCCGCGAGACGTTCCGGAAGCCACAGCCGTACGGGGATTGTCCTGCACCGAACGCAGCACGTCCTTCTGCTCGTCATCCAAATCAACGTGCAGAATCTGCTCGGCAAACAGACACCAGTCCTTTCGCCAAACCTTCATCCATCCTCGTAACTTCTCCTGTGGGGTCATCGTCTTATGATTGCGGCGGGTCAGGCAGGTCCTGCATCGCCTCGATAAACGGATTCATCTTCACATCCTGCTCGGTACGCTCTACGTAGCCACGATCTTTGCCCTTCGTCTTCAAATAGAAGATGATGGCGGTCAGGTCTTTGTCTGCGCTAATCTTCTGCATCAACATAGATTCAGCGAAGTCCACCAATGCCTCCTCGACATCCTTGCAGGCAGCATCAAAGTCCTTATCGTTCTCACGCCAGTAATAGAACGTACGGCGACCGATATTAGCCGCCTCGCAGGTAGCAGATACGTTCGCTCCTTTCTTCTCGAATATCTTGAGCACCTGCACCTTCTTCTCTTGCGTTTCCCGAGCGATCCTCTCCTCGCGCGTCTCCTTCTTGGGCTTGGGTGGAGATTTCTTCTTGACCGTTTTCTTCGCCGTGGTCTTCTTCGCGGCGGGTTTCTTCTTTTGTTCTTTCTTCTCCATGGTGTTTCGTTATTAGTACGCAGCATTAACCATCATGCGGATGGCATCATAATAGGAGATACCATTGACCTCCATGCACTTGCTCAGATAACCATCCGGAGCCAAGCCGGGGATCATGTTCACATCAATGATATACGGTACTCCGTTGAAAATACGACTATCGATACGCAGAATGTGTCTCGCTCTTACAGCATGGAAGGTATCGCGGACGATGCGGTCCAGTTTCTCGCTATGATACGGCTGCGGAACAAAATCAAAATGCTGCTTCGTGTCCTCCGTATGGTAGCCGCAGTCTGTATTCGGCTTCATGATGGCAGAATAGATTTGCAGATTGAAATCACGACCGTTGTCAATGACTACCGTCGTCACCTCGTCACCGGGAATAAACTCCTCCACCATCGGCTCGATACCCTGCTTCATCAGCGACAGGCATTTAGACAGCACATCCTGATATCGTACTGCGCCGCTCTTTTCGTCCACTCCGATGCTGTTCTCTCCGTAGCGAGGTTTGATGAAGAATTTAGCGATAAGCCTTTCGCGTATCTCCTGCAACGACACAGTAACAGGATGAGGTATGCCTTGCTCTTGAAGCACCACCTTGAGTACCTCTTTGTCATGCGTCAGCAAATCCGTCATGCTGGATTCGATTGTGGACTTGAAACCGCGTGCCATCACTGCATTGCGCAGATGCTCATTGATATACTGGTTCCTCGTCCGTACAATCACCGTATCGTCTCTCTGAATGAACCCGAAATGGTCACTCTCATCGGCGCAATAGATGGATATCTCACCTTCATTAAACGCCTGCTTGTAATACTTGTAGGTGGGAAAACTACCGTCTTCCTCTGCCTTATTTGCTATCACCCATATCATGTTCTTTCTCCTCTCTTATTTCGATTAAACGTTCAGCCGCCAACTCCAACACCTTTGCGAAAGAGATGGACGGACTTTTGATGTTCCACTCCTTGCCTACCTCCGTCTGGAGTTTCAGCAGCAGTTCCTCGTTCGTGCCTTGGTCCGCAAGGATGAGTGCGTCGCTCTTCTTCGCCTGCTCCCGGATATCGCCGTATATCTCATCGACGCTCTGGAAACTGTTCGGGTACAGCACGACCGCGAACGTGAACGTCTCTTTGAGCGCGAACACATCGATACCGTCCATGCTGATAGGCTTGATCTCGTCCATGTTCACGTGAGCGAACTTCTTGAAGTCGATGGACTTGATTTGCTCAAACAGCTGCTTGAGGATGCTCTGATTGTCGGAGCCGTGCAGCGAGTTGTGCGAGAGTTGGATGGCGATTATCTCATCCTTGCTCAAGTCCTCCTCGGCGCACAAAAGGATAGGCAGCGTCTTCCAATGCAGCTTCTTGCAAGCACGCAAGCGGTGGTGACCGCTAATCATTACGTACCGACCATCTGCTTTCTTATAGCAGCACGGCACACTACTTAAACCGGATTTGTCGATATTGTCGCATAGCGTGGCAAAATCCTCTCCGGTCATCTCGTTCGCGTTCAGTTCCGCTTCGTCTATGAGATTGATATCCACCCTCTCATATTTCCATCTGTCTTCATTATTCATTATTTCTTGATTTTGATGTTTCCGTCTTTCAATGCTTTCAGGTATCGGTTTATCACTTCCTGATTGCTGCCATAGATGCCCAACTTGCCTTCGTATGCGAGATAAGATGAGGTGCAATGCTCATCCACTTTCTCATACACACCACGGTACTTGGAGCTAACCGGCTTATGCGTATAGGCACAACTGATGACCCTCTCGCACAGCTTGTGCATCCGTCTGCTTAACTCCATCTGTACACCCTTGGTCTGGATGCACCATAGGATGAGTTTCGCCAATCGTGGTACCGCGTTATTCGTGCAGAAGTCGGTCAGCTGGAACAGGTCATAACCCTTGTGCTGCGGAAGCGTGAAACCGAAGCCGCCAAGCGTGTACTTATCATACATCACCACGAACGCATAGGTACAATGACTGACCGTATCGACCTTGCGGATGTACTTGCGCTGTAGGCTGTACAGCACATCCGGACTGACACGTATCGTACGCAGTTTGTTCGGATCATCGATAACCAAATCGTCCGGCGGTACGATCTCGTTCACCTCGATACGGCTTGACGAATAGGACGTACTCGCTTTGTTGCTCGACGAATCTTTGTTGCAGTACAGGAACCGGCCGGCAGACCAACGCTCACCGCCCGATGAGTTCCACATCGCCAACTTGTGCATGTTGCTCAGGTACGGACTGTTGCTGATATAGTAGAAATACGTGTCCTCCGGCAGACTCTCCACCAGATTGTAGTACTCGTTGCGTGCCAAGTCAAACTCCATCTCCAAATCGCTGTTTTCCGAGATGAGTTTGAACGTGCGCTTCTGCGTCTTATCCTTGCCATAGTTGAAGAATATCACTTTCTCGTGCGCTATAGCGTCCTGCAGCGTGCCGACATGGAAATCGCAGGTGGTCAGCAGCTTCATCAGTTTCTCGCTTGCTTTCTCGGTCCGCTCGATACTCTCTTTGGCTTTCATCTTGAGTGCCTGGAATATCGCATGGTTGCGTGCCGACTCGGACATAAAGAATTTCTGCAACTTCTCTGCATAGAGCGCGAGAGCCAACTGCCGTTGCGGTGTCGGCTGGTTGTAGTCCTCCAGCCATGCCAGTTTATTGCGGTAGGTCAGACATACCTTGCCGTTCGCTATCTCATGCAGCAGGTAGCAATACGCATCCTGACAGTAGATCGACAACTGCACCTTATCCATGAAAAACAACTCATAGTAATACAGGAAGCCGTTGACGATGCACAGCTGCTTGTGCTCGTGCTTGGTGATGGCTTCGTGCAAGGCTGATGCCTGACGCGAGTTGTACGGCAGCGACTTGGTCTGGAACGTCTCGATAGCCGAGTACGGATTGCCCTGATAGATGAGAGGCACTAACTCGCCCGGTAACTCGTATTTGAGCTTCGTGACCGCAAGGAACTCTTCGTAGGTGGAGATGGAGTGAAAGTCCTCCAACTCGTGATTGACCGCGTAATAGAAGATACGGTACGTCGATAGCACGCAGTTCAGAGCCAGATAGAAATTGTCCGTCGCATGATACGTACGGAACTCGATGGTCTTCGTCTTGAAATACGCGGATATATTGACTGCGTGACGGATATAGCCTTTCTTCGACTGGTTCGTGAATAACTCGCGTATCTGGTCAAAGGTCTCGGCGTTCAGTAGTCCGTAATAGAACTTCTCCGTCGGTACCGGCATCAGATTGAACACCAGTTCGTCGCTCTCCGAGATGGTCGCATAGCGTTTGATATAGGGATAGCAGACATAGAAAAACAGGAACACCTTTTTCAGTTGCTCGACGGTGAGGTCGCCGGCATAGACATGCACGTGGGTATAGATGCACCACTTGAGTTTGCCTCCAGCCGCCACCATCGACTCATAGACGCTGCGCAGTCCGTGCAGATCAGCCATGCTCGTAATGTGCAGCGGCGGGGTGTTTACCTCGCCACCGAAACGCTTGTTAGACGATCCGTCCGTATTAACTATCTCTTCGTCCTTGCTCCATGAATAACCGGCAGGCAGTACCACTTTCTGCCTGTCGAGGTTACACATCTCTATCTCAACGCCGAAGGTGCGTGTCGCTATGTCGTTAAGCAATTCCATACTGATCGTCTATCAGTTCACGAATATACTCCTGTGCTCCCAAGCGTGCCAACGTACGGCCACACTCTCGGAAATCGTACAACAGAGCCGCTGACGCGATGTCAATGAGGGCAGTCGTAATAGGAACGGTCATGTGCGCAGCATGGGCAATGCTCTCCAGTAGTACCAGACCCTGCGACACGTCTTCCGTGATATAACGCGACTTGACCGAGGTCGGACTGATGGCGCGGTCGCTCGATTCGGAATAGCGGAAGAAACTCTCCAACTTATTGCCGAGGAAACCGCCGGCATCGTAGATATCCACCGGCTTGCATCCGAGTGCCTTGAGTACGCGGCGTTTCTCCTCGTCCAACTCCTGCATGATATTCAGCGTGCACGGGTTCTCATGCGAGTACGCTTCACGGTACATGCAGAAATCGCCGTGGCTGTATTCGATACGCGGGATGCTCATGATGGCACCGACCGTATGCAGCACCATGTTCGGATTCAGGAGTGCCGCCTCCAGCAGATTGTACTCGTCGCTGAAACTCGGATCGAGCGACTTGAGCGTGTACATATAATCGTCCGAATCTTTTCTGGAGATGGAGAGGGGACTGCGCGTCAGACGGCAACCGACACGGAAGACGATCTCGTCCGGTTTGTCCTCCAACTCGATACGTCCTTCCAGATACGGGCCAATCGTCTCTACGATGACAGGCAGCGACTTGCAGTAACGACGGAAATAGAAATACGACATATAACTGCAAATGCAGACCACGATCTGGTTCTTATTCAGGCAGTATGCGAGTTTCTTGATAACGTCCTCGTGATAGGTGCTCTGCACGGTGATGAAGACAACCTCCGCACAGGAAGCCGCTTCAATGTTATACGAGACATCCGCGATGGTTGTCTCGTGATACTGCTGATTCTCTTTGAGGAAAACGCGATTGCCGTTGGCTTGAATCTTCTCGAACACCTCAGACTTGGTATTCGATGTCTTAATCAACGATACTTCGTGACCTTTGATGGATAAGTCGGCTGCGATTGCTACGCCTACGTTGCCGGCTCCGATGACTGCTACTTTCATTATATACTCTTTTTGTTTTGAGCGGGGAATCGGAATTGAACCGCTTCTCGTGGCTGGTTGCCATGCGCATTACCGTCATGCTCTCCCCGCTAACAGGGCTTCGGGAGCGCATTCCCTCCACCCGTATATAATAAAGTTTCCAGACCTTTTTCTTGTTACACGATATGCGCCTCGTGCTTTGAGCGCGAAGCAGGAGTTAAACCCACATCTCCTACCCGGCAGGTAAGCGCATGTTCGCCATGCTGTTCGCGCAAACGGGCGGCGCATCGCCCTATATGAATTCTACATGAAAGTATTTGATTACCACACACTGTTAGTCGGTATGCGCCCCGACTAAAACAAGGTCAACTGTTCAGGTTCAGGACGTTTCTGCGGTGGAGGTGTTTGTGCCGCTTGCTGCGCCTGAGCCTGCTGCTGCAAGTACTCCCACTCATTAAACTCCTTGACGGTTATGCCGTGGTCGGTAAGGTACTCCGCAAGCATGTGGCGGTGGCAGAAGTCACCCGGACGTTCGTAGCATAGAAGCGCCACGTCAGCCCCTCGGCCTATCATGCTCAGTTGACGTATCAATGATTCAATGTTCACGCTCTGACAGATCGCTTTATACATCCGTATGTATTCTTCTCGTGATGCCTCCTTCACCATGTAGGGTGTGGGTGCCAACCAAATCAATCTGTCGCCATCCCAATTACGCGGCGACCAGCGTGCGATGCTGATGGGATGAATACCGCATCTTTTTAACGTTCCGACATTGCCGAAATACGATGTAAAGATTTTCATGCTGCAAAGGTACTGCTTTTTTGTTTAATATCCAAACATTTTCATCAAAAAATTGCAAAAAACTTCATTTTTTAACTATTTTTGTCAATTTTCTTACTATAATCTTTCAGTTTTGCACTTAAAAGTTAAAATCATAGTGCTCGTATGGTCCATCGTGCATGATGAACGGACAGGTTCGCGTTCCGGGTCTGTAGAACTTGCCGTTCTTGTGCCGACGGACGGTATAAATCGGGTTACTCTCGTCGCTCTCAAACGTCCACTCTTGGAGACTGTTATCGAAGTGCCCGACGAAGCCGCCCGGTACGAACGAAGCCATGCGTGCCTCTCGTGCTTCCGGTGTCTCGGTTGCCTTGAGCCGACGGACATCCATCCGGTCACGGCTATAGACCTCCAGCACCTCATAGGCGTGAGCATCGGAGTGCAGATACTCGGTCATGTACCACCGCTCTCCCATGAACGGCTTGTTATTCAGGATGCTGTCTTCTATCTGCCGCGTCTTGGCGCATTGCTCATGGAACTGATCATGCTTTTGCTGATTGGACTCGTCTGCCCGCCATGCTTTATAGAAGATGGTTTCCAGACGTTCGCTGTCTGCTTTCTGTCGGATCAGCAGCGCATTGAACTCGATAGCCTGCTGACGGATCGTCTCAAAAATCTTTGTATTCTTCATATCTTATACATTTTTATCAATCAAACAATGACAACTGGACCGGCTGCTGTCTCTTCGGTTCCGGAATCGGAGCAACGGCCTCCGGCGATGCTTGCGGCTGCTCCGGTACCTCGGCTGGTTTCTTCGGGTCTTCGAACTGCCTTTCGTACCACACACCTTTCATCATCAGTTGGCGAATAACATCCTGTCGTTGCCGGTTCAGTTCGTCCATGTCGGTGGACGGAGTGTACTGCCACACGTACGACATCCAATGTCCGAAGATATTCACGCGGTCTATATGGTAGGTCTTGAATACCTCGTTCGACAGCGAGTTAATCCATTCCACATCTCCCCTCGCGCTGTTCATGCAGAGGTTCAGCAGCGTCATGCGTGCTGCACGGTGGTCAAGGTCTCCTCCGTAGATTGTCGGGTCTAACTTATTCTCGCGTGAACGCTGCAAGCCTTTCAGCAGCAGCCTACCCGAGCCGCAGCACGGGTCGCATATATGCTCTCCCTCCGGCGAAAGAATGCCAGCCATGAACTCACAAATGCAGTCCGGAGTGAAGAACTGTCCGTTGGCGCCATGACTGATACGATCCATGAAGATGTCGCCAAGCGCGTCATGGTAGCCCTCGGATATGTCCCCGAGTTTCAGCATCGCATCCTTATACTTTTCGTCCTCGCGGTGGCTCATGTAATTTTCCACATCATCCTTATCCGGATTAGCAAGGAACGGAAAGAGCGTGAACGCGATGAAGCTGTCGAAGTTATCCGAGAACGATCTGGAGTAGTCAAGGTTGGCTATCATGTCTCCAAGTTTTTCTTCCTCTCTCATCTTATGCTGCTTTATCGATCCGTAATCTGTTTGCTTCGGCTTTGCTGATAACGTACCGCCATACCCATTGCGCTTCCGAGTACTCGTTTCGGAACTCAATGCCCTGTTCGTTTAAGATGGAGTCCACTCGCTTGATATCCGCGTCTGCCGAGAAATTGCAGAACAGCCAAACACCTATTCCGTAGGTAGTCGGATAGATGCAGAAGTTACGTCCGATGCCGTGGCTTTTCAGCAGCTGCTCCATCTTACGTGCAAAATCGCCGTACGCACCGGAGAAGGCTTTCTTATCGCGCTCCACCAATTTCTGAACGTACTCAACTGTTATCTCCTTGCTTTTGACGTTCTCTTTCTTTGCAAATGTTCGATCCCCGTAACTAACGTAGAGAACAGGCGCGTCATACCGATTTAGGGCCTTGCTGTTTGTTGTCATCTCGGCGTGTTCCTCTGCTCGTTTTTCGAGGTCAGCCATTGTCTTAAACAAGTCGCCTAATCTATCGCCTACTGTATCTTTATAATAGTCGATATATCCTTTCCGCTGCTGTTCGTAGCAATTATCCCAATGCTCCTTGAACGTCTCTTCCGGATACCACCGTACTTTTATTCCCTGCGCCTGGAGCGCTTCTAATGTCTCTTTACTGATTCTCATATCTTCCTCCTTTCTTATAACATTCTTACTTTCCAGATGTCATCCTCGTCCTGATAGATTTCGAAGTTCTCGATGTCATCCGGATAAACGATCTGGTAGCCGTTGTCAAAGAACGAATCATCGCGGTACCAGTTCTCGGGTTCCTCCTCGCATACGGTCAAGGCAGCGAGTTCGTCCGTCTCGTTATCCTTTGCCCATGCCAACCCGCGCAGTCCTTCTTTGTACATCTGCGGGTCAATCTCCTCGGCTACTTGGATGATGGTGTACTCCTTTGCCGGAGCCTGCGGCCAGATAGCGTTTTTGGCTTTGATAACCTGACCTACTGTCAACTGAATTGCTTTCATAACTCTTACTTTTTAATGGATTTCTTGTATTTCTTAATTTTATGTAAAGTTACAAAAAATTTGCGATATGACCAAATTTTTCGGGCATAAAACGCTGAAAAAGTGATATTTGCAATGCTTCCTTGCCAAATTATATTTTGCTACTATATTGTTTCAGTTTTGGCATGGAATTTGTCAAGGAAAGACCGTTATTCAGAACACGTCTGGAGCGTTTATTCGTGAACGCACCCTGAGTTTACGCGTGAACACCCGATGCGTTTACTCGTGAACGCAAAAACGCCACCCAGATTATGGATGGCGCTTATGCTTGCGAAATAACTCGCTGAGAATCGGCTAAATGAAACCGAGTTGATGGATGGTAGGGATTACGCTATTTTGACACATTATGACGCAGTTGTTTCTCCACGATGCGCCTCCAGTACTCCTTGTGTTTCATGCAGTCCTCGTATGAGATGCCGTACTTCTTCGCTTCCTTACGTGCTTCCTCTTCCGACCATACGAAATCACCTTTCGTGCGATCGTACTTTGACAATCTCCATACACATCCGGCACGGAGTTGTATTTCTTCGTCCTTTGTAACTGTAAACTCGGAGTGCATCTTCTCCGTCAGTTCCTCTTTCGGTGTCGGGAATGGTGATAATTCTTTCATGCTGCAAAATTACTACTTTATTCTGACATATGCAAGTATTTATGCAAATAATTCATCTGAACCTCATCTTTTAGGTCAATATGACCATGCCAACTTTCACCTTTCAGCAGCCGTTCGCCATATTCGCTATATCCGAGTAACTGCATCGGAACGTACTCTTCGTATTCTCTGACTATAGACAAAGCATCCAACGCTTCTTCACGAGTAATCGCGTGCTCACTATATCGTTTATTGATAATAGCCTCTATGTCTCTGCGCTCACAGTAGAATCCGTATTTCGCCCACGTCAAACCACCGACATCCATGTTCGCAGTAACATCCACTCTCGTTACTCCCATGTTCTCATATTCCTCAAAGCAAGCACGCATGATCTTCTTCGATATGCCTTTGCCCTGCAGTTCCTTTGGCAACCTGAATATCTGATGCTCAACCTTTATGCCTCTACCGTCCGGAGAGAAAGCACGCATCAACTTAACTTCTCCTCCTGATTCGGCTTCACCTGTAAACGTGAACGAAGCAAACGTGTGCCCTGATATCTCTCTGCTCTTCCAGTAGATATGATAATCATCGCCTATCTCGATTAACTTATCATCGAATGCGATCATATCAAAGCCACGGAGCGACGATTTCTGATAGCGGGCATAACTTACATCATTGAAGCCACGCTGTAGCAGTTCCTTTCTGAACTCGTCAGCCTTGATTTCCTCAAGTTCCTGTGCGATCTTCTTACGTATCTGCTCCAACTGAATCTCGTATGCAAGTTTGGTGTTCTTGCCTATATTGGGTCGCTCCAAATGTTCTTGCATCTCCTTTTCGTACTTTTGGAGATATGCAACACGCTTGCTGTTCTCGATAATAGGAACGCTATAAATATCCCTCAAGTCCATGTCTATCATCCGCAACGTATCGGTATCAACACGACCTGCATATGAATAGACATCGATGATGTTAGTGAACAGTTCCCACCCTTTGTACTCTTCTTGAGCCTTTGCAAGATACTGACCGTTGTCGGCCAGAAAGTACGGAAGCGTGCCGTGACTCTCTGCTGTTCTGATACGCTCCGTGTTTTGACCAACCCACGTGTTGAACTCCTCCGGCACGTCGGTTACCTCATTGACTGATGGTTTGTCATCGTCGCTATAAAACTCCTCTTCGGTCTTTAGGATCGGGATTTCGTAGCACATGCAGTTAGGATGCCAGCCGTTCCAGACAAAGTCCTTCGGGTACTTGCCAGCCAACTCGTCGCATACATCGTGGACCGGATGAGAACCCGACATCTTAATCTCGTAACCCACCACAAAGTCCAGTTGCCGCCAACGCTGCTGCTCGGCACTACGGTACGCCATGTTGATCTCCGACCGCGCCAAGCGTATCGACCGGTACTCGCAGTTCTGCACCTTCGATGCCTTGCCGTATTTCTCCTTATAGTCGCGCTGCATAGCCGGGAAGTCCGACAGGTACTTGCTGATCTGCTTGCTCAACGTGATTGCATCCGTACCCCGCTCGATAGCAGCGGAGATGGTGTCCTGCAGTTCCTCTCGGTATGCTTGCGACTGATCCCATAGTTTGTCGGATAGGTTCATGCCCTGCTCCTTGCGTTGCTGAAACGCCTGCAGAGCCTCGGAGTTATCGCGGTAGTAACGCTCGTTAGCCGCATCCTCACGGCTCGTATGGTACGCCTTGAGCACCTTATCGACAATCAAATCCTGTTGCAGATTGCTCCGCTTCCACTCGTCGGACGTGCCGGTCATGATGAGACCGCCCAACTGACTGACGAACCGTTCCTGCAGTTTGCGGACCCGTGCCTTGGTTGCCGGATAGTCCTTCCACGCGAACGGTTGCTTGCCGTCATAGCCGGTCGATAGGGCGATACGCGCCGCCTCGCTATTCAGTTCACCATATATACGACGCACGGCGGCCATATAAGCCGCCAAGCGTCTGTTCAGCAGTTGGTACTGCTTCTTCTGGTTCGGAATACGAGGTTTCGCCATAACTCACTAATTAGCCGTGAACATCGGGAACTGACTCTGCTGCGATGATGTAGATGCTTCTTCCTCGGCTTGTATCTGTGCCAACTCAGCCTCGGCATCATCCACAATGTCGAGATGCTGGATAGAAGTCTTCTGGCTCATCACCGGCTTGCCACCGTTAGCGTCCATCAGCATGCTTACGATTGATTTCATGTCCTTCTGGATGAACGGAGTAATCACATGGTCACACTCAATCATCTCAAGCAGATCTTGCCACTTCTCATTAGCCTGCCCCACAAACCGCTTAATCAGGTTAAACTCGCGCTCAAGGAACTCCGTCCAATTGCCCGACTCATCACCTACCTTCATGTGAGCGTCGGCAAACAGCATCTGACGCGATTCGTAACTGACATTGCTCAAATTCATCATCTTCGACGAAGAGATATTCGGCAACTGCGCCAGCATGAAATAGATATCCATCATCTGCTCGATATGGAACTTCATCGCATCTATTCCCTGGTCCCACGTCACGTACTTGAGGTCACCGCCATTCTCCAACTTGACGCTGCGCTTCGAATCGCTGCGTTTCTCCATGCCTTTGATCTCGCCGGATGACGCAAGCAACGGCGATGCGTTATCAGAGATGGTGTCGCTGTTCTCGGACAGCTTGTACTCGATGTTCTCGCGGATATAATCCAAGTCCTCACCAAAGATAGGCTCCTCGCGGTACATATAGATGCCGGGTATCTTGCCGTAACTCGATATGTCTTCCGGCTCATCCTCTACCCATCCTTTCGCCTCGGTATGCCACTTGTAGTGCTTATCCTTCGTGTAGGTCTCGAAATAGTTCACGGTCTTATTGTCAACCGTTCTGCTATATCCGATAGACATAGCAACCAAATCGTCACCCTCGAAGATCGGGTACAACTTCGTATTGCCGTCCATCGGCGAGTAGGTTTTGCACTTAAACTTATGCTTCGAAGGGAATCCGTACTGCTTGTGCGGCGAGTTGGTCGTGTACCAGAGTGTGAATATCTCGCACGAAGCAAAGTACTGACGAGCACGGACGCGGTTCATACTGTCGATGTGAGCCACCTTATAGACCTTCTCGATAGCCTTGATGATTTGCTTGTACGTCTTCTTCTGCTCCTCGCTCAAGTCTTCCGGCTCCTGATAGAGTCGCTTGACCGGGATTGCGAACATGAAGCCTGTCATACGTGACACCAGCAGTTTCTCCATTCCGAGGCGGTAGCGGGTAGCCTTCTGAATCGTTCCGTCAGCAAACGTCTGATTGGGCCGACCGCGATAGTCACGGACGATCTTATGGCGACCCGGTTCGTAACTGCGGCGCAGTTTCTCCCATTCGGGAACACTCACCGATTTCTTCTTTAGCAGGCTGATCTTCTGGTCTGCTTTCTTGTCTTTTGAAAAGATTTCACTTAAGTCCATAACACGTGTTTTTGCAAATCGGCTGCAAAGTTACGAAAAAATGTTTGAATATCAAACAAATTTAGCAAAAAAATGCAAAAAAAGAGAGAATTTCCGCCGCTGCGGTCAATTCTCTCCAAGAAAACCATTAAAAACTGAGTTATGGAGCGAAAACGCGGGTGCGAACGAATGTCGCACGGCACGAACGTGCCATAATCAGAATTCGAGTGCAAAGGTACTGCTTTTTTTTGACATCTGCAAGTTTTCTCGCACTTTTTCTGCATTTTTGATATGGATTTGTCATTTTTGCGCATCATGTCTTGCAAATAGATGGTATTCAGGTACTAATCGTCATCATCCCAGTCGGCGCAGCAGTCGTTCTCATCGACTGTCTCTCCGGTCACTTGGCATCCCCAATGGTGCCATCCGTAACACTCGCTTTTGCGGCAAGTGCAACATCTTCTATCAGGCTTGCTCATAATCGTAATTATATTGTTTGCTAATAATCCGCAAGTTATTTGCTAATAATCCGCAAATTGTTTGCTCCTGTCACTCATATTCGTTTGCCGGATGGAGTGTAGGTTTCGTACTCATCGTCATCGAGGCAGTACACCCGCACCTCTCCCAGCGTTCTATGTTTATTCTCAGCCAGCCACTTGGCTCGTGCTAATATCTCGGCTTTGTTCTCAAACATGCCGTCGGTCACCGACTGGATGAAATCGCCGTTCTGCGCCATCGCTGTGACCCTGTACGTCTTTTTATTGCTGATCCTCATCGTCTTCCTCCTTTCTTGGTATTTCATAATATCTCGCAGCCTCGATGAGCGAATCCCAATAGCCAATTCCATTGCAGGAATACTCGTTCATGCGGCTTGCAATACTTTCCATCGTTTCGTTGTCTATATTGCTTACATCGAAACCTTTCTCTTTCAAATCGTCTCGCATGACGAATGAAACCGGGAACTCCGATGTACGCGTAACCTCTATCCCACGTACAGCACCGACACAACAGAAACGCATATCGTCTCCGCTTAACCGGAAACCCTCTCCCTCCCGATAATACTCATTCCGGAGAAGATCTTGCACTCCGTATATATGGCACTTGCGGTCAAACAGTTCTTTCAGTATTTTCGCAGCGTTCTTTGCGCTATCAGTTACCGCTTCTACACCGAATGCGGCACATCTGTCTTTCGTATGCTCAAAGCATGTGATTACCCAAACTTTATCCATCTTATTCTTCGTTATTGATTAGTGACTCCAGTTGCTTTATCTCGTCGCTTGTGAGGCGGTAGATGTTCGGATGCGAGATGCCGGACACTTGGAACGTCAGTTCGACCGAATTGATTTCCCAGACCGGCTCGTCGTACGCGCTTATCGTCCATCCGTATTCGACGTACACATTCACGTCCGCCTGACCTTGCGAGAACTGCATATACTCCATCGCGGTTATCGGGTCGAACGCCCTGACATCGTAGCGCAGGTTGTCGCGCAGTTGGTCGGTGTCGAGATGCAAGATATTGCCTACTATCATGGTTGCCTCCTTTCTTATATTTCGCTCATTAACTCATAGACCTCGGTCACATCGAAGTCCTCCGTATCGGCATAGCAGAGACGGATCAGGTCATCGATGCCGGTGCAGAAGAAGAATATGTCTTCGTCGTGCTCGTCCGATTCGTCGAGCAGTTTGATGATGACATCCATGCCGTTCTCTTGGTCATGGTACTGAACGCGAACCCTTGCGTATCGCGGTTCCTCATCGTGGTTCTGCATGTAGCTCTCGTGCTGACTGTGAATCTGCGCGATGAGACGGTAACGTTCCACCACATCCTCATCGGTACCGAAATCGTCCGGCGTGAGGTAGTTCACCTCGATTGCCGGCGAGTAGATGTAATTGATGTCATCCGGATTGTACTGGAAGACCTCGGACAGGTAGTTTTCCACTTCTTCGTTGTTTCGGAGGTTCGGACAGTTCTCAATGATATCCACCTCTCCGGTATTGATATTCAGAATTGCAATAGTCATAACTTGGTTCCTTTCTTAATCTAATGCGCGGTCAAGCGCTGTTGCATAATCTTCATAAATCCACCAATAGGGATAGCGGTCTTTCAACTCTGCTTCCTTCAAGGCTTTATAGTCCGACGGAAACAACTCGATCTCCTCGACGTTGCCGTTCGGCTGATTGTGATAACCGAGCGGCAACCAGTAGTACTTCTGCCGTTTCTCGATGCGGACCAACTCGCTACCGAAATGTGCCTTGATGGCGGCTTTCAGTAGAGGGTCATCCTGATTCATGCTTTTGACACCCATATTCTGCGCTGGGTGCGACTTTCCATCCTTTGTGAAGATGAGGTAAGGTGCAGCCGTGTGCTGCGCTTGTAGATACATCTGACTCATAATAACTCGGTCTTTAATGGTTATTCAAATATGCGTCAATCTGGTTACGCAATTCTTTCAATTCTTCTTTATCCATCAGCGGTAAGGAAAAGCCATCACCGCAGTTGTCTCTCTTGATGTGCATTTCAACACGGATGTTACGACCTATACGGTCACCGTATCTTTCTTCGTGCATTTCAAAGTTCACGATTCTTTTATTCTCTTCCATGACTGATCCTCCTTACTTTTTGATTATCGATACAGGGTTGAGCGCTACAGCAACTTCGGCTCCCAAGAAATCGTTTATCATCTTTGCTGCTCTCTTTGTTGAAGCGCAAAAACTTGCTCTCCGGCAAGCACATATTTTCATGCTGGTCGGATATTCCGTTAATTCCTGATTGTAGTAAACCAACTGTAACTTGAACGATCTACTACCTACATACCGGCTTACAAATACCGTCTTTCCGTTGTGTGTGAAAACTGTCATAACTCTTGATTTTTAATGGTTTCTTAATTTTATGTAAAGGTACAAAAAATTTTGCAATTGACCAAATAATTTCGCATAAAAACGCTTAAAAATCGAAAAGTGCCAAGCGTCCTTGCCAATTTGTAAATAGCACGAAATTAGCACTTTAGGACGCTTGGTTTGGCATAGTTTTTGTCAATCAATGTGCCCTACAGCCAGCAGGTGCCCTTGGTTGCTGAGCCATGCACCATCCTTGTGCTTGAGATAGACAGCATGGTACATCGACATGCGCTGCGGCTTGCTGCACATGTAGTATGCGCCGCGTACTTTCTTGATATAATGCACGTGCTTGCCGAGGTCATCGACGATCTGGATGGTGCAGTTCTGTCTTCTGCGCCGCGCATCCCATTCTTCCTGAATATACTCGGCTATCCGGTCCAACTCGTAGTCGGTGACGGTGTCGTATTGGTAATTCTGCCACCAAGCGCGTCGCATCAGCCACCACCAGAAATAGTCGTTGGCAGACGGAACGGCTCTGACGCAGCCGCCGAGCAAGTCCTGCTTGATGAACGTGCGCATCTCCTCGACGGTTCGCGGGATGCGGACTTCGTGATGGTTCCTCGGCACGACGTTATTGTCACCGCCTTTGAGGATGATTTCGTTTTTCGTGAGTACGATACTCGTTGCTACAAAGTGACTCATGCTTCTTCCTCCTTGATTTTGAAATACTCATACTCGGTATCTTGCAAATACTCATACAGGTAATTCGGCAGATCATCCTTTACGTTGTCGCAATAGATGACGGTATCGCCGAAGCTGTCCGCGTACTTGATAGCATTTTCGATAGTCCGGCAGGTGCGTCGCAAAACGTATGGTGCCGGCATAGGCTGCGTACTGATATAGTTCTCGTAGTAGCCTGCATATACATAGAACTTCTTCTTCATGGCTTACTCCTTTACTTTTAAGATGTTATCGACTAACTCGCAGAACTCTTCGAGCGGCATGACCTCGACCGAGTACTGGTTGCTATCTCCGTCAATCAGCACCCACCGGCCATACAGATAGATTATCTCCTCGTACTTGCTGCACTGATCCGGATTGGCAAAGCCTTTCGCATCGTAGCCGAACTTACTCGGTTGTGCCCGATGGTAGTTCGACAGCAGTTCCGACAGGCACTCTTTGCGAAGCTCCGTTGCTTTCCGGTAGTACTTATCGTCTCGCTCGCTCTCCAGCGTGCCGCCGTTCAAGGCAGTATAGAGGTCTTCCAACTTGGATTCCACCGATTCCATGTCGGCTATGATATCGCGGATGTCATCTGGTGCGCCGTTCCTACCATGTCCGTCAGGCCCCACCCAAAGCATCGCTTCCTCGCTCGGATCATAACCTTGCCACGTGTTGTACACCTCGTCCGTTAGCATGTTGAGCGTATCAACCTCGTATTCGAAGCTTACGTCCTGCTGGAAAGGCGAATCGGTATTGAAGCAGATATACCAATAGTCTTTTACGGCACAGGTATCTTTCTTGCGGCGTTCTATCATGCAGTTCCATCCTGCACGTTCGGCTGCTTTCTCTATTTGCTTGCGTGTCATACCCACCTCCTATCTGCACATGGCATCGTATTCTTCTTGTGTCTCGTAGCGGTCGTGAACCGGCAGCAGGTAGGATGTACGGGAGCCAAGCATGGCAGCGTAGCGTCCGTCGCTTGTGCCGACATAGTTACCGCCGAACATCTGAATACCGTCGCCTTTCTTGAGCGGTTCAGCGAAATAGTGCTGCTCATCCCACAAGATGCGCTTATTGAGGTACAAGGCTTCGTGCAACTCATTGCGTTTGGTAGCCTCGGCGATGCACTCCTCCTTGTTGCCGGAGTAGAGCATCAATGTCATGCGGTTGCAAGTGATACCGCCGTTGGTGCAGTCTCGCCCATCTGCGGGCTTATAGACTGTTACTAAAATTCGTTCCATAACTCTTTGTCTTTAATGGTTATTATTCGTCCAGCCAATACGTCCAAGCGCGGAATTTGGATGTTCCATAACGCTTGAGGTACGCATCGATCTGTTTGTTTCGTTTGTCTAACTCTGCCTGGTATGCAGCGATGAGCGTCTGCCTATCCTCGTCGGACAGCGGCTGAAAGCCTTCCCATCCGGTGAAGCGCCATTGCTCGTAGCGCAGCTGATAGTCTGTCACCCACGCAAGGTTGTAGATGTTCGGACTGCCGTTGCAGTACTGAACGCGGATGTACGGCTCGTGTCTGGGAGTGCCGCAGTAGTCATCAGGTGTCGGTTGCAAGTCCTCTATCATCTGTTTCAGGTCACGTGTATTCTTCTCGCGGAAAGCGAACGTGCTTTTCGTAGCGGCGTGCATCTCCTTGACAGCCTCTTCGTATTCCTGCCCTTGACCGCAAGTCGAATAGCCGCAGGGGAAGTACGTGTCAAGCTTCTCTTTCTCGATGACATACAGTTGCCCGCCGGATAACTTGACGATCTGCGATGCCTGTCCGATGCAGAACTTAATCATCTTCTCGTCCTTGCCCCAAACCTTTACCAGTTCGGTCCGCAACTCTTCTTTCAATTCTTGTGCTACCATAGCTCGTCCTCCTATCTTCTATTCCACGGAATCCAACCTTTCGGGTAGTCTTTGCCGTAGGTGGTGGTTACTCTGTACTTGCCGGGGCGGTAGTACGGTTTCTCATAGGTCCAACGAACGTAGCCGCAGGATCGGTCGTTTTGCATACCGTCCAGCACTTTATTCGCCTCATCCCAGTTGTCGCATTCAACGACGTTCTTGGCTATCAGCCCGTGAGGTTCACCGCTGTTCAGCCAAGTCGATGTGACATAAATCTTACTCATAACTCTTTGCTTTTAATGGTTAGAAACACTCGTGGATTTGGCGATAGACATCCTCGTCGAAGTTGTCGCGGATGAACTGCCACATCTGCTCGTCGGCGGCGTTGCGCAGGTTGTACGCCATCCGGCTGAGGTTGCCGGTGCGGTTGTGCTCGTCGCGGATCGCGTTGTAGAGGGACGATAGCAGCATCGCCTTGCCCTCCGTTACGATGTTCAGGAAATGAGCGACGCGGACGCGAACTTCCGAGTGCTCGTTGTCGAATGTCAGTTGCTTCCAGACCTTTGAATTGCCGTCCAGAAACTCTTGCTGTGGGGCTGATAACTTAATCATACTTTCAGTTTTTTAATGGTTTTCTTATATTTCTTAATTTTATGTAAAGGTACAAAAATTTTACGATATGACCAAATTTTTTCGGCATAAAATGCTGATTATTTGTATTTTGCAATGCGTCCTTGCCAAATTATATTTTGCTACTATATTGTTTCAGTTTTGGCATGGAATTTGTCAAGGATTTTCCACATCAGCCTTATATCGGTTATAGACCTCGGAGCCGAACATAGGCTGCTTGGCGATGAGCTTTAGCATGGATTCAATCTGGATCAGCGCATGCTCGTCGTGTCCGTAGAGCGCATCATAGACCTGCAGGGCGGTTCGTGCCCACGCATTCGTGTCGATCTCGTACGCGTCCTTGGCATCCATCTCGGGGCTGTTGGCGCAGGAGATGGCGTACTTGGTCATGCGGTCGTACTGCTTGTGCATCCGCTTGGCGGTCTCCATGAACTCGTTGAACAGTTTCTTGGTCTCGTGCTTGAACTCGAAGCCGTGTGCGAGGTAGTATGCCTCAAGGTCAAAGAACAGGATTTCGGATGCTCCGATCATGTGGAACATCACGGCGGCGAGTGCTTTTGCCTGCGCCGGTGTCATTTTCTCAATTACATTCTTGCTCATATTCGTTTAGTGGATTAGAATAAACTTGTGTTTTTATAAATGCGCTTTTGTTGCTCAACAAATGCGCATTTGTTAAGAGATAAAAGCGCATTTGTCGGGATGAAGGTCAAAAGATGGATAGCTGTCTTTTTGGTTCTCGGTAGCCGGGATGGGCAAGAAGATACGCTTCCTTCAATGCCTTGCTGATAGCGTCACGCTCCGACTGGCTGACATTATTCTGGTCCGCGTCCGAGTTCTCTTTGAGTGCTGCCTCCAGACTACCTTGGATATGCGGATCATTCATGTAGATTTCGTAACACGTATATATCTTATTACTACGCTGCGCATCTGCTGCTTCCTGTTCGGTCTGCTTGCGCTTGTATGCCACGTTCATGAACCTCGTCACACCATCGCATCCGTCTTTGCCTACTCGCGGACCGGGATTCTCATTCATGAAGATAACCATAATGGACTCCTTCTTCATGACTTTGTTTATCTTGGTCCATCCGTAGTAAACAGATAGCGCGTCTCTCTTTGGCGTTCTGCGATGCTTTACGTCCATCATCGCCAACCGCTCTGTCAGTTGCTTGGTCATATCTCAAAATAGCGTTAGTTGTCGATTATCCATGATAGCCTTCTCGATGATGGTGGCATAGGCATCGTCCTTGCTTGACCGGGCCGTGGCAAGCAACCGCCGCAGCACATCGCTCACAGCTGCTTCCCGTGTCTCGAACGGCGTGCTGAAAATGCTCGGCAGCGAGTACGATCCGTAGCCGGAGTTGCAGATGGAGCCTTGCGCGAACCACTTGCCGGCGTACTGACCGATGTTGTACTTGATGTAGTGGTTCAGATCGGTCTTCCATACGAAGACCTCCTCGGACGGGATGTTGACGGACGTGAGACCGCCGCACTTAGGATCGGGGGTGTTCGCCCAACTGCAACCCATTGCGTACTCGGCGACCTCGCAGCCGTGGAGCGTGCATTGCCGTGACCGATAGGTTGTCGGCAGCTTCTCCCCGAGCAACTTGCATTTGATACATGGTGTTCTGTCACTCATAATTGTTCCTCCTAAAATAATGATGGTAATTCATAATTAAATACCAGCAGCTCCTCCTTGCGTCTGCTGTTTGCGCCTTTCTCCTTGATGCGCAGATTGGCAACCGTCATCGGCATGTCCTTGCGGAACACGTTCCATCCGTTCTGCTCCGCGTAGTCCAATATGATATCGTTAGCGAACGTCGAAAGCACGAACTTGCCGGCGAAATAGTCACGCAGTACGTTCAGCAGTTCGGTAAACTCCGTCTCTCCATAGCCGTGATAGTGTTTCTGGTCGCTGCCGATATACGGCGGATCAATATAGGCGAAAGAGTCCTCGCTGCTGCGGTCGCGCAGTACGTCAATGGCATTGCGGCACGATATCTGTGCGAACTGTAACCGCTTGAAAACTTCCTCCGTGAACGCATTGCGCTTGTGTGCCGCCACGATGCCTGAGTGACTGCCTGCCGTTCCCATGTCCCATTTCCATCCTCCGTACGGCGTGGCATTGAACGCATAGTTGCAGCATACCCACACCGCCCAAGCACGTTCTACATCACTCGCCGGCCAGAAGCCGTTCCAGATGGTCTTTGCCTGCAGGAATAGCGCTTCGGAAAAGAGCGTGCTTTGTATCTTGGCATGCAGTTCTTGGAATTGCGCTTCGTTCTGACAGACGCGGTAGAACGTAACCACGTTATCGTTGATGTCGTTTATCACCTCCAGATACGAAGGCGTTTTGGCGAAGAAGACAGCCCCGCCGCCAAAGAACGGCTCAATGTACACCTTGTGCGGCGGTATCATCGAGACGATCGTCTTGGTCATGCGTTGCTTGCCTCCGTAATATGTAATCGGTGTTCTCATAACTATCGTTCTTTGAAGAATATATCTCCATCCTTGCTTTTACAGAACGGACAATCTTCCATGAAAGCCAACATGCACGTTCTCATATCCGTTCCCGGCGGACAGCCGTTCTTGCATTTTTCGTTTGCCATATCCTTTGCTGATTAGAGATTATCCACGAAGTTGAAGAAAGCATGCAGGAACGGCAGAAAACCTTCCGACAGGGCGATCAGTGCTTCACGCTGCTGCTCCGTCTTTTCCTTAAACGCCTCACCGGGGTACTCGAAGAAATTGCGTATTCCATTCATACCCAACTCTTGTGCGTCTTTGAATGTCTTGCTTGAACCGCATCCGGTCACTTTGAACACATCGCTTTCTGGATAGTACTCAACACTACCGCTGTCTGTTTTTACGATAAACGAATATGTTCTGTCGTGATACCTTTCGTAACACCCGAAAGCGATCCTCGTGTCATTACTGAAATTCGTAGGGATATTACGTTCCGCCAAGGCTTTCTTCGTATCGACTGCATCTATAGCGTCTTGGCGATGCTGCGTGATAGCGTCAAGATACACTTGATACGACTTGATTTTTGATTCTTCCTTTGCTTTCTTTTCTTCCGCTAACTGCTCCGCCTTTCGAGCGATAGCGTCCATGTTTCTTACTGCCATAATTTCTCAGTTCTTTAATGGTTACTATTGTGCTGCCGTTACCATCCGGATTAACATTCACGTCATGCGTGCCGAGCCAACCGCAGCAGGTCTCAAACGCTTCGTGGGCGTTCGCTACCACAATGGATGGTTCAAACATCGAGCGGCTTGCTCTCCATCGTTTCATGCTGTCTTGATAGTAACTGCAAATCATTTCTGTTTAACATTCAAACACCGTGCGGGTATAAAAAAGCCTATCGCCTCGATTCGCCCGTCAGCGGTATAAAGTTATACGTATTGAAGATGCGATCCATCAACCGGCCGTGCTCGTCATCACCGAACATCTTCCGGATGTCCTGCTTATCCATGTTCGTCGTCAGGTGTGCCCGCTGCCCCGTCGATACGTAGATATCGTTCCTGCTGAACAGGAACTCCTCGATGATGACTTTCGGATCGGTGCCGTAGTGGCGATGCGTGCTCACTCCGATGTCGTTCAGGCATACATTGAACGGTCGGCCCTCGATGCTGTCCTTGCCGGCATTGAACGTGTAACGGTCGATGTTCTCGTTCACCTGAAAGTGGTTCATCATCTGCGTCAGCGATATGTTCACGAACGCATAGGGATTATTCATGCGGCGCAGGTAGAGGCTGAACATCTCCATGATGAGCGTCTTGCCCGTGCCCGGCTCGCCGTATAGCAATATCTGCTTGCCTAACTTGTACTCCTTATTCGGGAATACCTTTTCACACTCGTCGCAGCCATTGAAATAGTACAGCAGGAACTTCAACACGTCCTTATTGTACTCGTCCACGATGAATCTGCGACCTTGCTTCTCAAGGATGTAGTTCGCGCATACCATCAGGAACTGCGCATGCTGGGTATAGACATCCTTATTACTCAAATCTGCATGCTTAATCATAAATTCGTTTTCTAACAGGTTTAACAATCCCCCCTTGCTCTCCGTCCAGTCGGACAGAGTTTGCGGCTTCCAATCCCGCAGGTCCCAATCCGCTTGACCCTGCGCTTTCAGTTCTCTCGCGTTTTCCATACTTATCTTCAAATACTTTCACGAAGTTATTCGGGCGTATCATCCAGTCATAGTTGAACCACGGCACCGTCTTTAGATACTCGGAAGCGGCTGCATTGCGGATGGCTTGATAGAAAGCCTCCATGCCGTACTCCCGTATGCGTGCCAGCGTCATCGTCAGACGATTGTTGTCGATGCGGATCAACTTGCCGTACACGCCACCCGTGACCGTGTTCCAGAAATTTATCACGTCCTCGTGACTGAACCTATCTGTCTTTTCCTCCACCACCTCATCTCCAAATAAGGATGGAGAAACAGCAGATGCAGCGTCGGCACTTTCTTGAAAGTCCGACATAGAGTCTTCTGCTTTAGTAGAAGGCTCTACAATAATTTTCTTTTTCGTTTTATTTTTCCCATCTTTATCTTTTTCTTTAATCCTTTCTTTTTCGTTTTCTTTGGACTCGATAGGTAAGTTACCCGATTCCGATAGGTTAGTTATAGGTAAGTTACTCTTTCCGGATAGGTTACCTATAGGTGAGTTACTCCCATTCGGTAGGTTAGTTACACCTCCACCGCTCTCCCATCGCATCGCAGCCGTACGTTTTCCGGCTTCTACTTGCTTGATACGCTTGCTCTCCATGATTCTCATGCGATTCCGGAAACTCTCGGAGTAGAACAGCTTGCCGTCTTCGGTAAACTGGAATAACCCGAACTCTTCGACCACACGCTTAACGTCCTTAGCATCGACACGGAGGTCAAAGGCTATAGCGTTATAATCTTTGACACCCATGAAGTCCTCGGCTTCTCGCAAGCGTTCGAGAATCATGAAATAGATGGCATATCCCTCGACACCCATACACATCCGCATATTGACGATTTTTTCGTCATTTCGGGCGTTACTGTCGTGCGAGAAATACTTCTGTTTCGCCATAAATTCAGTCTTTAATGGTTTTACTTAATTTTGATGTAAAGTTACAAAATTTTGACGATATGACCAAATTTTTTTCGCATAAAACGCTGAAAAAGTGCTAATTGCAAAGCGTCCTTGCCATTTTACTTTTAATAGCCTGATTTGGTCAGTCTTAGCTCTTCTTTGGCATACGATACCTGCGTCCGGAGGTTGTCACCTACATGCACCAGGGAACGATTGATACGATCCAGCCAGTTCACGTAATAGTTTATCTCTCCGGTCTGCGATTCGATGAACGCCTTGGCAGTCGATACCGGCATCTTCTTAATCACGTCCACGTTATTGAGGTACAACGCGGCACGCTCGTTATCTTGGATGAGTTTGGCATCGGCCAGCAGCATGCCGGACCGCGCAAGGTACGAATTGATCTGCGTCAGACGCTCCAGCATGAGTTCCGGAGTGTCGCTTGCGCGACTCTCCAAAAACTCTTGCATCGTTTCGCACTCTGACTGAAACTCGGCGAGCTTCGCTTTAAGTACGTCCGCTTCCATACTACTTCGTATCTTCGGTGGATTCGTATTCAAGAACATCGACGATTGCCGATTTCTTAACCAGCGTCATCTCGCAGTCGTAACTTCTCATATGGTCAAGCAGTTCCTTAACCGCATCCTGCAGCGTGTTCGCTTGCACGAGCAGATTGATGCCGGTGCGCTTCTCAACGTCACCGTCGATGGTTATCATCTCCACCTTGGCTTCGTAGAAATTCTCGCCATAGTTGTCAGGACGAACCACCTCCCAGAAATTACGCTTGCGGATGGAAAGCACCTCGCACTCTCCGAATACGAACGGAGCGATCTCGTCCATTACCGCTTTCTCTGCTGCGGACGGGGTTTCTGCTTCTACCAAATAGGTCTCGGTTACTTGAGCCGGATTGTCTTCGCCAGTCTGCTTACTGTAGCATACTTTGCATTCAAATGTCTTCTTCATAATTACTCAGTCTTTTAATGAGGGTATAACTCCTCTGTTAACTAATTCAAAATAGCACTGCATGGTAGCAGTTATATCTGCCATTGCATCGTGTGCGTTCTCAAAATCTCTGCCGAACAGGAACTGGTACAGCTCCGTCAACTTCGGCCACTTGACACGACCACGGACATCACGTATCCCGCAATAGTCCGTGCTCTGGGACATGGTGTCAATCGTCTGCTTGGTGCGCATCTCTTCCGCTACGGGATCGAAGCCCAAGCGGTACAACTCGGCACCGACGACTTTCTTATCGAAACCGACATTGTGACCAACGATAGCGTCAGCCTTTACCATGTCGATAACGAACATTCCGAGTGCATACGATAACGGTTGCCCTGTCGTTATAGCAACGTCGGTGGTGATACCGTGAACACGTGAAGCCTGTTCGGGTATCTCGAATCCGTCCGGCTTGACGATCACGTTGCCCTGATGGATAACACGACCACACTCGTATGCAAGAATCCAACCTAACTGCACCAGGCGCGGCCAGTTCTCGATGTCGGTTTCCGGTGCGCTCCAACTCTTTGGCAGTCCGGTTGTCTCTGTATCGTAAAATAAGATTTGCTTCATAACTCAAACGGTGTTTGATTAAACGGTATCTCCAGTCCTTTCTTGGCTACGACCACGCGCTTGCCTATTGCCAGCGCAACCTCCCGCTGAAAACGTTCCGCGTCGCTATTCTGTGCCGACAGGTGCAGCAGCACTACTTGACTGACTTTCGTCAAATCGTTTGCTCTGAGCATTTCGATGCACGTCTGGACTGACATGTGCGACCGCATCGTTCTCTCGCGTAAGAACGCAGGTATGACCCCTCTACGGACATTCTCGTCCAATAGCGACTGATCGTAATTGCATTCCACCATCACATTCGTCAGACCGTCGAACGTATAGCGCACGAAATACGTGTCCGTTGCGAACACCATGCGACCTATCTCCGGATGGTCTATCTGATAACCGAACGGCTCTGCGCAGTCATGTTCCGTCGGAAACGGTGTCACCACGAAATTCCCGATAGACACCGATTTTAGCGGCTGTAGGACGCGAGGTCGTTGGTGGATAGATGGTAAGGAGAGCGCATCGGACGTGCCCTGACTGCAATAGACATCGAACCGTTCCAGATATTTCGCAATATGTTTGGAGTGGTCGCCGTGCTCATGCGTCACCAGCACACCCGATACTTTGTCTGTCCGGAACTGCAAAGCCTTGATGCAGTCCTGCACGGGGCACCCGCACTCAAGCACAAGTGCCTCCGTGTCATTCTGCAATACGTAGCCGTTTGCCTTACTCGAACTGCCTAATACCGTCAGTTTCATTGCTGATCACCAAAGATTGACGGAGTTGGACGTGCGCCTGCAGGCTGTGCTGTCGGAGCAGCTGCTGGAGCCTGTGGCTGGTTCTGTGGAGCAGCCGGAGCAGCAGGAGCACCCGGAGCCGGAGCACCAGGCATCTTCGTCTGGTTCGCTTGCTCCTTGATGACCTCATAGTGCGCTTCCTCTACCGGACGCGAACTGTCCTCGTCTGCGTCACCGAAATCGCAACCGGTGATGTACTCGTACAAGGCTTTCTTCGCCCTGCGTTCCGCTTTCCCGCGTAACTGATCCGGCGAACTGTACTCATCCTTGCGGACGGTAGCCATCAGCGTGAAACTGTTCTTTTCGCCGTTGTACATATAGTCCACCTTGCAGGGTATCTCCGCGTAACCTTGTACACGGTTCGTGTCTGCACCGATACTGACTACGTACTTGACACCCATCTTCTTCAAGAGTGCCGTGAAGCCCTCTTTCGTCGGGTACATCCGTTCGGCGATGATGTTAATCTGGTTGCCTGTCGGGAACAGACCAATCGTCAGACCGTCGATGATAGCATCGCGGATGACCTGATTCGAATACGGATGCGGATTCGGATTCTTCGTGGTCGGTCTGCGGTCCGTCATAAAACCGATACGCGTGTTCATCAGCGGACGGAAGACCTTCTCGATAATCTCGTCCGTCAGGAACGCACGTAGTTCAGATACTACGATCGTCGCTGTGAAAGCGGCATTGCAATTACTTGCCAACTGGAGTGCCCCTGCCTCCTTGCAAATGAGGGCAAACTGATCTTGCTGTTCTTGGCTCACCAAAGACTGCAAGGCTAAAGCTTTTTCTTCTGCCATAACACTTAGTTTTTAATGATTGATATAGTTAGTTCACTACCCGGACTTACCTCAAGGGTAATCAACTGGGTTTCTGTTTCAATAAGGTTCGTCACGCTCTCCTTTTGATCGATGAAGAGCGGAAGCCGTACACCGAGTGCAGACGAGATACCGTTGATGATGTCGATACCGCCGTTCATCTGCATTGCAAGGTTCTGTTCGAAATATGGCCGACCGTCCACGATAGCGTCGCACAGTTCCTTTTCTCCATCATTGCTGATGTTCGGTGCGTACATCTTCCAACGGACGATTTTGAAGAAAGACGAAACGGCATCCTCGACGATCGTGATTTTGCGTTTCTTGAACTCGCTGATTTCAAACTCGATATTCTCCAGTTCGGCAATCTTCTGCGAGATGGTCTTCTTCTCGTTCTCAAGGTAGGCTTCCTGTTTGTCGATGTTCTCGTTCGTGTGACGCTGACCGAGTTTCATATGCAGTTCCTTTAGAGCTGCTTCGTCTGCGTTGCGTTGAGCGATGATGGACTGCTTCTTGGCTTCCTTCTCCGTGTCGGTTGCAGTCGGAGCCGAAGCGATACGGATGGACTTCTCGATATCCTGTTTCTTCTCAAGCAGGTTCTGATACTCAACCTTGGCAGCAAGGGCAAGTTCGCGGCTCGGAACATTCTTCTTTGCCGTGTCCGCTGCTGTCATGATGCTTTCCTCCGAACGTCTCTTCTGATCCAACTTTCCGCGTTCGTCCCGGTCGTTGCTGATGGATGTCTCCAGACCTTTGATATCTGCGAGGATGTTTTCGGCATCCTTTTGCAGACTGTCAAGCAGTTCATTGTGGCGTTTGTTGAACGCTTGGATGGCTTGCTCTCGTGCGGCTGCTACCTCGTCTTCCGGTAACGGACGCTTGCAGGTAGGACAAACAGCCTCTACCGTGTCGATGTACTGACACTCGTTCTCTTTCATCCATTCGGTCTTCTTCTGCTCGAACTGCTGTTTCTTCTGCTCAAGCAGTTTCTGGTTGCGATCGATGCGCTCGTCGATTTCCCGAATAGATGTACGATAACCGGCAATAGCAGCATTGCTCTTGCTGATCTTCTCATCGAACTCTGCAAGACGTTTCTGACGTGCCCGGTCAATCTCCTGCTCGATGTCAAGCAGTTCTTTGTTGACTGCATCCAGTTCAGCCTTGAACTTGGCTGCGCGGTCAATGTCGGCCGTGCTTACTGTTGCGCTCAAGGTGGCGTTGGCAGATGCGATCTTCTCTTTCAATACCTCCGCTTCTTTCTCCAGAGCCTCGAAATCGTAATCGACCCGCTGCTTCTCCAGTTGGTCAATGCGGATAGGAATCTCGTCCAAATCCTGCTTCAACTTACTGATTTCGTTGCGCATCTGTTTCAGCAGACCGTCCGCTGTCTTTCCGCTCTTCAATGCTTCGAGCACGTGCGGATATCCGGCAGCTATCTCCTCGTCCGACTGAATCTTGGCGATGGACTGTAACTTGGCGCGTCTGTCTTCCATCTTCATGCTCATAAACGCCTTGATGGTAGAGAGCATATACCAGTCCTCTCGTTTGCAGATGGCATCCAAGCGGCTGATCTCGCTGACGTTGCACGGTTCCTGATTGATGTACAACTCCTGCTTGCGACCTTTCAGGATGGACTCTTGCTGTCCGCGTGGTTTCACCCAATCCTCTTTCTGGATGCGCTTGATTACTAACTCCTCGCCATCGATGCTCAAGACTACCTCGACCATCGTGTCGATGTGATGGATGACCTGACCTTGCGCGTCCAACGGCTGTACGTCGATCGTACTGCCATCGGCCCGCTTCTGGAACAGACACCACATATACGCTTCGTACAGCGATGTCTTTCCGGTCCCGTTCGCCCCGCTTACTTTCGTAATGGAGCCGAACTTGGCTTCAAGATGCTTAATGCCCTTGAAGTTCTCGACTTTCATCGAGACCAATTCAACTTCTCTCATGACTTGATAAATTTACGATATTCGTTAATTGCTTTACGCTTTCCCTCGATGGAGAAAAACAAGCCGGCTCCTCCTATGTACAGAAGCAGTCCGATCGTGTTTACGGCTAAGTCGGCGTTGCTTACGATAAGCAGAAATACGCCCACAAAGAACAGACAGCCAGCAGCGATTAGTTTAAGCATCGCAACTCGCGTTTTTTCGGTTAATTCGGTCTTCATAACTCACTGATTTTTAATGGTTTTATGTTTTCTTAAATAGTATGTAAAATTACAAAAAATTTTTGATATGACCAAATTTTTTCGCGCTAAAATGCTGAAAAAGTGCTAATTGCAAAGCGTCCTTGCCAATTTGGTCAATTATATCAGCGAGTTCGCTTTTAGGAGCTGCTTCGCCAGTTTTACGTCCACCGTTATCTTGCGTCCGTTCTGGGTTATCGCCGGATCGAGGATGCCGGAGTTCTTGACCTGCATCGCCTTTGAGTAACTACAGTTACCGAGCAGCTTCCGGATGCCTGGGATTCCGTACACCTCTTTCTCGTCCGTGAGGGCCGCTACTGCTTTTTCAACCGCCTCTTGGATGAGTGGCAGCATCATGGGTTGTACCAACTCAAAGGCTTCCGCTACCGTTACGTCGATAAGACGGCTATTCACATCTTTAGTCATCATCGCTAAACAGATTATGGGTGTTCGCATACTCAAGGAACTCTGCATTCGAGTGTACGCCTATGCGTGCATATGCGTTCCTTATATGATTATTCACGGTGTGCTCCGACAGGCAGAGTTTGTCTGCGATGTACTCGCGGTCATAGTTATGATAGATGTACCGCAATACGCGCATCTCAGCGTCCGAGATATGACTGTCGAACTTCGGATTGCAGATCACGTTCTCGCACTTGCACTCGCCTCGGAGCGGACACGGAACGCACTCGAACTTGAACCGACCCTGGTCGTTCAGATCGAGCGTCTTATCAATGATACCGAAGTTGCATTTCAGGAAGCGGTTCACGATGCGGAAACGCTTGTACTTCTCATCCATCAGACGAGCGTACTCCTTATTCAGAGCCTTGAACGCCTCGGGGTAGAACTCCGATATCTTATCGTACACTACTTTAATAATATCGGAACTTACTGAAAGTTTTTCAGTACCGCTTTCCGTCCGGCAAAACAGCTCGTCATTGAACGTGTAAAACTCTACTTTCATACCTCGTGCATTCTAAACAAGTCCTCTTTCGGCAAACCGGTCATTTCGGACAGGATCGTTAAACACTTTTCATCCTTCGTATCAGCGTCTAACATCGTCCATTGCTGGAATCTTGTGATGGAAATGACGCCTCCACGCTGACGAAATTCTCTGAACAAACTCGCTTTTGTTCTACCACTCGATTTAATCCAATCGGCTAAATTTTGATAGATTGATGTCATTTTTCAAATTTTTTTGCTCAAATGCTTGTATATTAAACAAATTTTTACTACCTTTGCACCAGATTTGTTGTAGTGGTGATTAAAATTATGGTGCAAAGTTAGTGATTTTTTTTGAATTGACCAAATTTTTTTCAAGAAAAAACTTAAAAAAATTCATTTTTCAACTGAAATCATCAATTTTTGCAATGAAACATTATATTTTCAAACTATAATACATCTAAAAAACTATATAGACATGAACGAAAACGAGACCCAAAACATGACCCCGAAGCAGATTGTTGACTTGATTCTGTTCGAGCAGCACATCAGCAAGAACCAGTTCGCCAAGGCGATCGGTGTGACACCTACCAACGTATATGACATCTACGCCGGCAAGATTAAGACCATCACGAACGACATGGCAGACAAAATCCGGGCTGCTTTCCCGAACTACACCAAGTCTTGGCTGCTTTCCGGTGAGGGCAGTCCGTACGTCAATGAGCCGGAGATGCCGGAGGCAGAGAACGGTTCGCCTGCAGCACAACTCCATTCCGCAAAGACTACTGCCGATATCGTCAAGATATGCAGCATGTTCATCGGCGAGATAGCTGCGCAGCGGGAGATGTACGGTGGTCAAATCTCTGCGCTCATCGCGCTCATCGAGAAACAAATGAACAAATAACGCGCATGAAGACGATTCAGCCAAATACGGACGAGACACGTCGGCCGTTCGTGTCGCAGGAGGGTGTCGAGATTACCAAACGCTTCTTCCAAGCGATGGATATTCTCAAGATGCAGAACAAACTCCACGGAATAAAGGTGTTCACGGATCAGCACAACATCAACCGGTGGAACTTGTACACCATCAAGAAGAATCCGGAGAAAGCGTTGCTCAAGCCTGAATACATACTATACCTGTGCCGCGACTATAACGTGTCTCTCGAATGGATGTTCTACGGTGAGGGCGATTTCTACAACATATCCAAGATACTCGAAAAAGCACGCAACGCAAAATGATTAAATACCGATTACTCTGGACGGTCGATAGGACAAAAGACGAGCGTAACGCTCCGCTACAGTTCCGCGTCAAGTGGAACGGCAGCAAGTGTATCGCTACGTTCTCTCCGAAGGTGACGATCGACGCGACCAAATGGTCACAGGAAGCGCAGCGGTGCAATGCGAACACCACGCATACATCGAGGCTGATCCCTGCAAACATCATCAATAAGCGCCTGGGCGAATACGAAGCGTATGCCAAGCAAGCGTTCGACTATTTCGATGGGCAGGGGATCAACCCGAACGTATCGCAGTTCAAACATGCGTTCAACGTGCTGCGGCGAGAGATACCGATGGAGGCAGAACCCACATCCATGCCGTTCTCGGATGCCATGCAGGATTTCATCGACCGCGTGCAGCATATCAGCAACTGGTCTGCCAATACGCTCAAGAGTATCAACGGCACCAAGAACACCCTTGCGGAGTTCGATCCCAAACTGCGTGTCGATGACTTGACCTATGACAAACTGGCAGCGTTCCTGACCTATCTGACGGACAAAGGCTACAAGAACACCTACATCCGGAAGGTCTTCAAGAATCTGCTGGAGGTCATGCGATGGATGGAGAGTGAGGGTATATACCACGGCGACGCGCATAAGACCTTCAAGCCGAGGTTCAAGGGTGCCTACGACTACCGGACTGTCATCTACCTTACGTGGGATGAACTCATGCACGTGTACAACATGACCTTCGACGATATCAACCTTGAGCGGACCAGGGATGCGTTCTGCTTCTGCTGCTTCACCTCGCTACGTTATTCCGATCTGGTGCAGTTGCAGCGGTGCGATGTCAAGCCGAACCATATCGAGATTGTCACGGCCAAGACGGATGAGGTGCTGCGTATCGACCTCAACGACTATAGCCGGGCACTACTTAATAAATACGCGCACGCGGACTGGTTAGGCACGAGCGCGTTACCAGTGTACGCGAATCAGGTCATGAACCGCTATCTGAAAGAGATAGCCAAGCAAGCAGGACTGACGCAAGAAATCAAAACGACATACTACAGCGGCAACAAACGTGTCGAAGAGGTACACAAGAAGTACGAACTGATCACGACACATTGCGGTCGCCGTACGTTTATCGTCAATGCCTTATTCCTCGGCATTCCGGCAGAGGTCGTGATGAAGTGGACGGGCCACGAGGACTACAAGGCGATGAAGCCGTATATCGCGATTGTCGATAAACTCAAGTCGCAAGAGATGAACAAATTCAACACCTTTGGTTCGCGAACGACGAACGAAAACACGAACTAA